GAGCAACAAGGAGGCGGGCAAACTCCCGTTCAGAAAATGGGGCAGTTTGAGCTATTCAAAAGAGATGTAACCGATCCTGTTCATGGTAGCATCCCAGACGCTTCAGCTATGGTATCTACAAGAGGTTCTGGTATCAAGCCATTACGAGAAGGTGGCGTAGCTCAAACAAGAGGCGGGCAAACAAAAAAGAATCAAAGAGTAATACACAATGAAGGCTCTCCTACATCTTCTAAAGGCAATAAAGATACAGACAAAACATCAGCCGAGAAGATAGCTGATGCTAAACTGAAAAGATTGAATATAGACGGGCAAAGAGGTAAGAGTGATGAAAACTCTTGAATAGGATTGTATATGCTAAGAGGGTTGATGGATATGGGCGAAGCACTATTTGACCTCTCAAAAATGGATCCTATGGCTCGCAGATGTGTAGCTTCTGTTGAAGCCATGCAGAAAGCAATTGATTTGAATAATCGTGACGATGTAGCAAAACATCTTGAAGCTGCTACGAATGCTCTCAAAGCTCTTTCAGAAGATTTAGTTCTTCACGATACCCTGCATAAAGCACTTGGTAATCAAATCCCTTCGGATGAGATAAGAAAGGGTGTTACATACACCCCCCAGAACACGGAAGGCAACTTCAATGGTGGAGAAGATGCTATTGCTTATGGTGTTGTAAGACCCGGCAGAAGCGATAAGCTCTATCGAAAGCATCAAGTGTTCTGAGGTGAAAAGGTGGCGGGATTTACATCAGATAGAGGTTCAATAGCAGACCGAATGAGGTCTTTGTCTATTCGTTCAACTCTTATTCAGAAAGCAGGGCCAGCAGATCCTAATGCTGCTATGATGGCTTCTGACCCAAATACACCCGCAGGTGCAGGGTTAGCTAATACTCAACCTGTTCAAGACCAATCTCTCGTTCCCCCGGTAGTACCTGCTTCCGCAGCAGGTAAGAAATACTACGATGAGCTATTATCGGCAGCCGGACAGTTAGGAGATATGCTTGGTTCAAGGAAGGGCTATTTGGCTCAATGGGCAAGTAATGGTATGCCGAGTGAAGGCATATCCCAATTTGATATGGTATTGGGGTTAGTTATGGAAAAATACGATGAGATGTTTTCTTTGTTGGCCGCTATGCAGAAAGACCCACAGGTTATGACGATGTTAGAGTATGACGCACCAGTCCAAGCCCCTAACATGACGGATATAGCAAACCCTAATGTGGCTAACCCGCCCGTAAATGGTTTGAATAGTATGTTTGGAGGTATGGGATTATGAGCGATGAAAGTGGCGAATTAGAAATATTGAAACAAGTCGTAGGAGAGCTTCGTGCATTAAATGAAAGAATTGCTTTTGTTGAGAATGAGAACCTAGAGCTACGCAAAGCAGTTTCTGATCCAGAAACAATGATGCAAAAAGCAGGTTGGATGAGAGTTACTACACCTCATGCGGCTGAAACATTTGACCCCCTAAATAGAGCAGGTACAGATGATATGAGAATTGATACTCCTTTCGATGGTTCGGGCGACCTATTTACAAAATCAAAAAGTCGCTATGATGAGCTACAGGAATGGATAGATGCGGAAGAGGCGACACGAACATGAATCACGGATTTGCATATCACGACCCAATGGAAGATACTCCCGAAGGCCAGCTTTTGGCAATCGTCAAGCAATTAGAAAATGTAGTCAAGTCAAAGAACGGCAGTATGGCTTACATGGATAAGAACATGAATTGCATGGGTTGTAAGAGTGATGAAGGAGAAACTTGTGAAGTGTGTTCTCCTAACTCCGATACTAAGAAATCTGCAAAAGAGGGATACAAGTCTGACAGGGGCGATGGAAAAATGCCCAATCTTCCTTCTCCTAAAGGAAATAAGAATATGGCGGGCAAATCCAAAAAGGGCAAGAAACCTTTAGTCGGTGGTCAGAAAGAGCTTGATAAGGACAAGGATGGTGACATTGATGGTGACGACTTTAAGCAAATGAAGAAAGGCGATGCAACTACTCAATTCCTAAGAGAGAGAGGTATTATCGTCAAATACGAACAAGAAACATCTGTTAATGATGTTGTTCCTCAACTTATGGAAGTATCAGGAAGCGAACAGATACGAGCAACCGTGTATAGTACCAATCAAAGAGTTCCTTACATGGAAGATGGGCCATCAAGAAGCCCGATTAGCGAGGTTGCGAAAATGCCGTCAGTAGCTCAAACAGGCTACGGTGCAGACGGTTCATCCTTGCACATGAAACTAAACGATGGCGGTGGAGTAGCTGATAACATAGATCAATGGGAAGAAAAATTGACTCAGCTCAAGAAATCTTATCCCGGTAAAGTCGGCATCATTGAAGAAATTGCGAGCCTTACCGAACAAGTCTATGCTCGCCTGTGAGGTGAGTATATGTCGGATGAGTTAGTAAGAAGGAGAACAGAAACTTTACTCTCCGCACTTACTGGTGCTGATTATGACATAGACCTATACAAGGAAGAATTGGGTGTTGTTGATTCACCTCAAGATGCAGCTACTCTTGCAGTAGCTTCAGACCCGCCACCATATTCAATGAGAGATTTGGATAACCCGATGGATCCTTCAACGATGGTTATCCCGCAAGACATGAATGCCTACCTTAGCGGTCATACAAAGATTTCAACGAGTTATGCAGGTGATTGGCCTGAAGCTGATATAGACAATAGATTTGGAAAACATCATCCATTTCATCCCGAATCAAATAGCTGTCCTCTATTGCATGGTGCAGTTCATGGTAGCCCCATGTATGCCGAACACATTCTTGGATTCATTAACCAGTTAGGCGATAATCGAGAAGCAGAAAGGAGAATCAGAAATGATGTTAGGCCAATCTTTGACATTATGGGCGATCCTACTGAATCTATGTTAGACCTTTACAACATAGATAGAAGTCGTTTTGGCGAGCTTTCTGATGAAGGATACATTGAGAATAAGAAAACCGAGCTTACAAATGACTTTGGTTTGCTATCCTACTTGTTTGGCTTAGAGTATCAAACATCTCAACAGCGTGACTCATTCATGGATTTGATGAGTAGGTTAGGAGAAACAGAAGATGGTTCTCCCGAAGCTAAAACGATATACAACAAGTTAGCTGAAAAGACAGGCGTATCATGGGGCAGGGCATTACGCAATTGGAGAGATAGATTCACGCCTTTGGCTTCATGGTGGATGCGACCTGCTGATAAATCTGGGCCTGTTGAAGCAGGGGCTGATGCCTCAGCTCCAGATAGGCATCACAATTCACCTTGGAATCTAAGCGAAGAAGGGATAGTACCTAATCATAATCACCATTGGTGGCAACCATTCCTATATTGGGGTGGTGTAGGTCGAGATATTGGCTCTTTGAAAACAATGTTTTCTGAAAGCTACTCAAAGATATTCAACGGTTCTTGGCTTGGAGATATGCTATTTGACGGAATACCCTTGATGGGTAGGCATTCGATTGCAGGTTCTCACTTCCCAATGGCTGCTAATACTGAAGCAGGTCAAGGCGAGTTAGCTGGTGTTGTATCATCTGACTCAATGTCCGATTTAGATTTTGAAAGAAAGCGAGCTAATTGGAGTGGTGCTGCATCATTCCATCACCATCTGCATCCTTCTGAGATACAATCTCAAGGCTCAATGATGGAGATACCGCATAGTGCCTACATGATTGCACCATTTGGTAGAGCTATGATGAATGTTGGAGAGCATGGTGCGCCTCTTGCACAGTTTATTGGTATGAGTCATCCAAACTCTAACCCTGATTATCACAAGCTTCACAATTCTTTCTTTGCAGAAGCTGATAAGGCTTTGACTAGAGAAGCTATGCGACTTGCGGGTATAGTAAATCAGCAATTAGGTTCGGAAGTATTGATTGGAAGTCTAAGTGAAGATGCTTGGAGTGATGTTGAAGCTAATACCGTAGCAAGAGGCAACATACAGCAATTGATGGTCGCTGCGAATTATTCACTAATGAAGTATGGAGATGCAGGTGGTCATTCAGTAATGCCCTTAGCAGACCTTAGTTCTGGGCAACTATCATCACAAGATGGAACATTAGGCCCTGTTGCCCCTACATCAATGGGGGTTGTTCCACCAATATTCAATACAGGCAATACCGATGCTTGGGGTCATAGAATGCCCGCTACATTGATTTGGTCTGACGATCCGACTACCGGGATAACTTTCTCATTAGCTGAACAGCCATTTACAATTATGCAAAGAACGGCTCATGAGGGTCATGTTCGTATGATAGACCCTGCATATAGCAAGAAACCTATTCAAACTAAAGATGAGGACATTAGATTACTAACATCAAATCACATGGGTTATCCTTCTCTCGTTACTGATTTGCATAAATCGGATGATGATTATGAGCCAACGGGCGTGTTTGGTAAGAAGCTCATTACACCAGCTCATGTGGTGAAAGATATAGATGATTTGACTACATTGAAAGGATTTAGCGGTGATTGGATTGTTCAACACAAACCATCAGGTGAGCGTATGCTTATTGAGAAAAGGGGTAAAAGCATAGAACCCCGTGTTCCAAATACCGTATCTAAGGATTTGAAAGATATGAAAGGTGATTTTACCCTTGATGCGTATTTGGATGATGAAACATTGAATGTTGTTGATTTGTTGGTGCATAAAGGAACGGACTTATCCTTTGAACCATTAGAAGATAGAATCAATGTTTTGAGAACATTATACCATTCAACAGATAATATCCACTTCCCCGCACCTTCTAATTGTGTTAATTCAGATGATGAAGGACTGGTAAAGGCAATCGCTTCTTTTGATAGGGGCGAGTTCTTAATCCGAGATGCTACATCTACATTCATCAAAGAGAAGGAATTGCACCCCAAGTGGGTATTATTCGCCAACGATGATATTTCTAAATCAAAAATATACCCTCCTTTACCAGAAGTAATGGTCAAAGGAAATACCGTAATCTTGGAATATCCTGAAATCCTATCTCCAGTCAAAGTAATGTTGGCTAAAGATGACGATGGAATATACATTGATACTTACGAAGGGCAACCTCATTTGGTAAAACAAGCTCAATCTCAAGAAGTCCTTTGGACACCACCTGTTGCATTCTTGCTGAAAGAAGGCGGAGCTGGTGGTGGTGATGGCGGGGGTGGCGGTACAGGAATGGTATCTTCAACCACCGAAGGAACATACCAACCCGTTCATTCAGTAGCTACAAAGCGAAAAAAGCGTAAGCTTGTTGAAAAAGCACCTGCAATAATTGATGATGAAGAGGAAGATAGTGTTCATCACATGATGGGTCATGTTAGAGAGGCAATAGATGATGCTGAAGAATCTCTTAGCTCAGAAGAGTTAGAAGAGAAGGTTGAGGGTTTGAAACATGATCACTTGCTAAGATTTGGTGGCGAATACGGCATTGAGCAAACGGAAGATAACAAATGGACTTTGAATGAAGCTATTGATGACGACATAGCCGATACTACTGTTGTTGAAAAGTTTGCATTTCCTCGAATGAATAGAGCTTCATCCGATGGTGGAGCTTGGTCGGGTATGCAAGCAGACATTACAGCACCTATGGGTGCAACAGAAATAACTGACGAAAACAATACCACATTTGCTGACCCTAAAAATGAAGATAGGGAAGCTGATGAGATAGATATTCCTAACCTTAAATTAGACCCTTCTTCTGAGGTTGAACAACCACAAATTGAGTTTGAAGGCGAGAAAGTGATTATGAGAATACCAATCAAAGAAAAAAATGAAAAAAATGCAGATTTAGAGGCACAGCCTACGATTCGCACGGATTCGGTGTAAAATATCCTGTCAGTATTGACAACCTACTATTCATATACCATTGAATAACGATAGTCTGTCAATGACAACCGCAGAAGCTGTGTTACAACCCTCCCTTAAGTGGAGTGCAGTAGGTTCAGATTTCATTCTGAAATCACAGGTTGGTGGCGATCTATACATCGCTGGATATGCAAGTGTAGATATGGTAGATAAGCAGGGTGACAGGATTCCCGGTGAGGCTTTGAAAAAGGCATTTGAGAAGTTCATGGATAACAAAGCGTTTAGAAATGTCCAGCTTGCTCATAGCGGAATACAGGTTGGAGAGGTTGTAGCCGACCACCAAGATTCACAAGGTCGTGTGTGGAAATCCGAAGTGGATGATCACGGCCTCTTTGTCGTTTGTAAGATACGAAGCGACATACAGAAGGCAAGAGAGGTGCAGAACCAAATTAGGGATGGCGACCTACGAGCCTTTTCAATAGGAGGGCAAGCATTGTTCCGTGTATCAAAACATACACCAGAACATGGAAGCCACCGTGAGATTACCGAGCTAGAATTGCATGAGGTTACTCTATGCAAGAAAGGGATAAATCCTGAAGCTCGATATACAATCCTAAAGATGGATGAATCTGAAATAGTAAAAGGAAGTGAAAAAGTGACAGAAAGTGAAGCATTGACTGAAATAAGAGATGGACTAGCCCGTGTGCTAAAACACATGGATGATGGATCATCGGTAGCAAAGACAGAAACTGAGAACAATGATGCAGTAGCATACATTGATACTCTTGAGAAGTTTGCCCATGAGCAAGGAATTGACCTCGATAAGCTACGAGGACATTTCGGACTTGAAAAGGCATACTTAGCAGGTGTAGATGGTAACAGCGGCCACACCCATAGGGGTCAGGGCGATGAAATTGGTAGCGGAGAAGATGCTTCCGAGCCTTCATATCCATCTCTTGCAGCACCGGGCGGTAACAAATATGTTATCAAGCAACCCGGAGTATCCAACATGGCTTACAACAAACCATCTGGAAACAGAAATGTAATCAAATCCCGCAGAAGCAAGCCATCTGGTGAAATTACACCAGCAGGTCTTGAGAAGGGATACAGGGCATACGCCAGTCTAAGAGATGAAGAAGCTCTCAAAGACTTGGTAAAGTCTGACTGGGAGTCCCGCTACGATGCTGAAACAGCAAGAGCTTTGGCGGTTCAGAAATCAAAAGATTACTCAGGGCAAATTGACGCTCTAAAGAGTGAAATCGCAAATCTAAGAACAACTAACAGCGAGATTCAGAAATCTGCTGTTGTTCAACCAACAGATATTCGAGTCCCCACGCATGAAGAATATGCAGCTATGGGTACAGACCTTGATGGCTGGAGAGCCGTTGAGGACTTAGCACGGAGGGCTGTAAGGGGCAACTGATTGTTCCTTAGAATACGGAGATAAAAATTGAGGTGAAAAAAATGAGTGGATCAAGAGGATACATTAGAACAATTGAAGATATGGAACGCCTGTACTACGGTGCAGGTGCTGGTGATAATGCGTGGGCATATAGTGGAACAGACCTTCTCAAGGCTGATTCTCCGCTAATGAGTACCACAGCAGGTACTTACCAAGCAATTTTTGGCCGAAAGGTATGGTCGCAACTCAACCAAGAGTTCAACGCCTTTTCAATTCTGCCAAAGAAGCCATGGGAGAAGTCTGGATGGAGAGTCGTCACAGCCAAGCCTAACGCAGGTGCAGTAGGTGGCGGGCTTCCTGAGAACGGAACACTACCAGATACAATCAAGCCTACCTTTGCTCATGTAAGCGACAAACCACGCACAGTAGCTCACACATTCGATCTGAGCGAAACTGCTATGTTCCTTGCAGACAAAGATGACGGTCTTGGAGATGCAAGAGCTGTTATGAAGATGGAGATGGCTAAGCATCACGCTGAGGTCATCAATAAGATGCTTCTAAGCGATGTAAGCAATCGTTCTACTACTTTGAATGACTTCGAGTCATTGGATCGCTGTCTTTCAGCAACCAACATTGAAACTACAAGCTTCAGCGATGTAGCTGCGGGCGACCACAAGCAATACAACATTGATAGGGCAGACGATGGTTCTTCCCAGTCTTGGTATGATTCCAATGTGGATGCGGGTACTACATCAGCTCAAAGGCCACTAACTTTGAACATCCTTGACGGAATGTTCCGAAGTGTGTGGGAGCGTGGTGGTCAGCCAAAGGTTATCCTAACTGGCTACGATACTCTTGAGAAGATTCAACAACTTCTCCAGCCTCAGCAAAGATTTACTGAGATGAAGAGAGTAGTTCCCGGTGTGAATGGTGTAAAGGGTGTTCCCGGTATGGAAGCCGGATTCATCGTAGCTACCTACAACGGTGTTCCTCTAATTCCTTCTAAAGATGTAGTCGAAGATGGTGGCGGTCTAAGTCGCCTTTACTACATGGATACTGATTATCTATACTTCTGCACAGCAAAACCAACTCTCTATCATGAGAGTGGTATCGAAACTGGCGATCCATTCGGAATCAACAGGCTCGGTCAAATGGGAATGTTCCACACAATGGGCGACCTATGGCAACTGTTTTACGGGGCGCATGGAAAAGTGAGGGACTTGAGCGCATAAGTGCTGAGGATATGGAGATAAAGAGGTGACAAGAAAATGGCAAACACAAATCTAACAGAAGCAAGCTGCTCAGTAGTTCTTGATTTAGGACTATGGGCTGGAACGAGAGATGGTTCAACCTCATGGTTGAATGGAATAGCAGGTGTATCATCTGGTGATGCAGAAAACGGACTGAAGCTACTTGTAGTGGATCTAGTTCAAGCATCAACGGCAGCCTGTGAGTTCGACATAACAGATACAGGAATTACTGGCGTTAGCGGAACAAGAATCTTGGCTTTCCTTGGTGCAACCAATCCCGGCACAAGTCCGGCTTTGGCTACCGATTACGAGCTTAACAGCACTACATCCATTTCATGGACAGCTGCTGCGGCCGATACCGTAAGAATGACTGTGCTGTATGCTTGAGGTGAGCCAGTGGCTCTAACCTTGAAATATGCAGGTGGGAAGGCTTACACCGAGCTATCAATAAATGGTGTTCGGTATGGCTTCGCAAGAGGCGTTAGCAGGGATGATATTCCCGATTGGTGGATAGAACAAGAGATACTACCTGCTATTGCTAACGGCACTACAATGTGGGTCGTATCTGGGGCAACCCCAAAATCACAAGGCAAAGAGATGATCAAAGCTCTTCAAGATGCAGCCAAGAAAGCTGAACCTGTAGCTGAGCCAACTCCTGAACCTGAACCCGAACCCGAACCCGAACCAGAACCCGAACCCGAACCTGAGCCAGTCGTTGAAGAACCAACTACTGTAACAAGTGAGGACTTAGTACCGGAAGTTCCAGAAATAGTAAGTGAAGAAACTACTCTAACTGCTGACGATGTGACTGATGAGATGCTAATGGGAGCTGGATTCTCGGCAGGTATGACAAGGGCGCAGATGCAGAATTGGTGTGGCTCAAGAGGAATAGCTACCGTTAATACCGACACGAAAGCATCACTAACTGGAAAAGCCCGCCAATATTTAGCGGGGGCTTCTGAGTGACCGATAATTTCACGGACATTGATGATGGCGATGGTCGCTACGCTTCAAGACAAAGAATCAACCGGAGGGTTGTGAGTTTTGACTTATCGGGTAGTAGTGTATCCGAAACCATACAGCTCAATGGTAAGATTGGAAGAATCGTCTTAGATCCAAGCCGAGCTACTTCTAATGGTTCTGTAACTTCATCATCAGGGTCTATGACTTTTTCAATGGATATTGAGGATTCAGGTAGCACCGAATACACTTACTGTAATGCAGTAAGTAGCTTGGACTTCAGAACAGCAAGTAATACACCTTTGCACTTTCAAGTGGCGGAAGGAGCTAACACCGATACAGCAGGTGTTCATTTCACCGTTACCAGTCCGGGTAGTGTAGCTGCATCATGGAATGGTTTGGTCTGCGGGGCTTTGAAAATCACTTTAGCTACGAGTGCAGGTGCATTCACAGGCGGAACAATAAGAATGGTCATTATTTACGAATAAGCCGTTTTTTTCAAAATCCATTAAATAGGATTGTCCCATGAATAGTTCTGTATGGCACTAACTGTCGAGCAACTTGGAAGAACAAATGTAAGTGGTAATCGCTTGTCGGTTGCCTTGAAGATAACACCTGATTCGTCATGGCTTGCCGCAGGTGAGGAATTGATTCTCACAGATTATGTGGCTAATATTGATACGGTTCATATTGAATCTGATTTGGGTGGATACGCATGGGCCTATGACAGATCGGAAAATAAACTGCTTGCCTACTATGCAGACTACGATGCAGGTGCAGATGGAGCTTTGATAGCAGTAGCTAATGGAGTGGATCTATCAGCACTCACCGTATATATCTCGGTCACAGGTGGGCGAGCCTAAGCGGGGCTTGCCTTATGGGACTTCAAGTAGGTGAAATAAATCTCCAAGAAGCATTGGAGATAGAGAAGAGGCGTGGTAAGCGTCTTGCTGAGCTGACTACTGGTTCAGCTCGTTCCGATGAATCCATCTTCAGTAAGAAGAATATGGAGAAAAACTCTCATTCAGTCCGGGTTCAAACTAGAGGCCGAGAAAGATTTGATATTCAGAACATAGGTGCAGGTACAAGATGCACCGACTGTGGACTACTACATTTCTGTTGGACTCCCGCCTGTGCAGGGTGTGGCGGTAAGATGGACTACAATATGGGGAAGTATTCATGAGCAAAGACGATGTAAAGAAGTTCTTCGGCCCAAATTATTTTGATCCGTTGAGGGATTTGAAAAATCAAGCTATGGGTGGAACAGATAATTGCGAAGATTGCGGTATGCCCAAGAGAGGCGGGGATAACGAGCTGATGTTCGCAGACGATGAAATGTGCGATTGCTCTTTTGAAAAGGCATGGGCGGTTGCTAAAGCTGCACCCTGTCCTCAATGTGGTGCTGAAACAGGCGAGCGTTGCGGTAAAGATCCAAGAAAGCCCGCTAACAAATGCAAATCAAGGCGAAGGTCTATGGAATCGGGGCGTGACTTCGCATCAGTTCCGAGTACATGGAAGGAGTGATGGAGGGTGAAGGATGCCAAGAACATTCAATCCCGGCCATAGACCAAGCCAACCGTTATTTCCAGACGCATTGGTTTATTCAACAGTAGCTAAGGTAGTTCAGTACCTTCAGCTACCTGATACAGAACCTGTAGCTCTTGGTGGAGATACATCAATATCAGGCACTACTATTCGAATACCTATTGCAGGTGCGGATTTCAGAAGGTGGGGTTTTGCTTCTGGTGATACTGTAAAGGTCTATGATGATGTTAATGCTAAAGGTATTGATTACATTTTGAATGGAACACAATCAGCTGGTTCAAGTGGGTTGGTATGGTTGTTAGCACCAGAATCCCAAAATAACTCATTCACTACTGCTAACAATGCCTATGTTCAACCTGCAAGCATATTGACTGATAGTAATGAGAGAGGCATTACAAAATCGGGCGTTGAGAATCTAATCAAGAAAAGACAGGATTACATTGATACGATTACAAGAATGGCTTGGCGACCCCGTATTGTAGTGGATGAATACAAAAACTTCACAACTTTCAAACCGTATAGAAGGAGATACTATACTGACTATGTAGGTGCTGTCTATCTAAATCATAGAAGCATTAGGCAGATTCTCAAAATGGGTGTTTGGCAAGGCGATTACTATCGTGAGCTTGCAGCGGGTCGTATGGAGCTGTATGTAGATAAGACGCATAAGATGGCTGATACCGATAAAATATTCCTATGCCCTAATGTAGCTCATGTTGGAACACTACAAGCAGCTCAATCATCTGCTACAACTACTACTAAATGGGTTAGAGATTTTGGTAAGAAATCAGTAGCTGAAGAAATTGGTGCGTTAATCAATGAAGATTCAGATACCAGTAAAGCTGCAATACAGATTGGAAGTCTTACTCAAAATGGTTCGGCTTTGAATGTATCAAACGAATACTTAGCTACAGCAAATAGCGATGAGGGTGATGGGGTAGTTTGCATTAGTAGTATGAGAGAAGGCGAAGATGGTATTAACAGCACTATTGCAGTTAGTCAAAGAAATAGCTTTACATTCGATAAGGGTAACGAAATCGCTGTTGATCTTCTAACAGAAACAGGAACGCCTACTACTTCCTTTACTACAACCGATGCAAGCGGTATGGTTCAAGGTTCTGGATTGTATTACATTGAAGGGTTAAATGGTGCAAATCATGTAGCATTGTGTTCAAGAGATGATGATAGTATAACAATTACCACCGATTTAACCTCAAGTTTCGCCTCAAATGTGGGGGGATTAAGCAATATTACCCTAGTTAAGGGGGGTAGTGGATACAGTTCTGCACCAACTATCTCTATTTCGGGGGGTAGTGGAGTAAATGCGGCAGCTACCGCAACAGTCACTAATGGGTCTGTAACCAGTATTACAATCACAAATGCAGGTTCGGCTTACCTATCAACAGATAGTAACATAGCAGTTACCTTTAGTGGCGGTGGTGGATCGGGAGCTTCTGCTACTGCGGTTGTAGGCAAGATAAAGCAATACAGATTCAAAACAGATGTTAGTGATGAAGAAAGGCAAAAGGATTGGTGGTCTATTGAGGATAACGGTGCAATCATGTTCAACAATCAATATCCCTTCTTTGAGAATCATAGCTTGAAAGTATCATACATTTATGGCGAGAGGTATTTGGATAAGGTCATTGAGGATGTTTGCACTAAATTAGTAGTAAGAGATATTCTAATGTCTGACGATTACACATCTCTATTCCCAGAAGGAACGCAGAATGTTTCACTTGATGCTAAAATCCAAAAGTTAGATGAAGAAACAAAGAGATTGCTAATACCCTATCAAGAAACCATTATCGTAGCAGGGGTGGGTGGTTGAGTGGATGCGTTTTTTAATGAATTGGCAAAGGCTACTGAAGAATTAGTAGTAGCTATGGAAAATTATGTATCGAAGATGCCTATGATTCGTGAGAAGTTAATACAAACCGAGAAGCAATCATCAATTGAAGATGGGTTGGAATACACCGATGTTGAGATAGAAGGTATAGTAGATAGGCAGATAGAACACCATCCTTTCACTAACACCTTAAGAGATGCTATCAAGCCCTTTGAAGGGGTGATGCAGGGTGACTGACGCAATCGCAATTCTCGTCAATATTCTTGACGCTAATTGGTCTAAAGCACCTAAGCCATCTATACAAGATATTGCTAACATAGACAAGGGCGATGGTAAGAGAGTAAGGCTACAAGATAAAGATGTAATCAGAATCTTTGAAACAGCTCACAATGAATCACAACCAGAGCTTTTGTATGATTTCGTCAATGAGCATATCAACCTCACAATAGACATTAGAACAGTCAAGAGCAGAAAGCGTTTGTCTGAAATAAGAAATGAGGTTAGAAGAATACTTCATGGGTTTAGGAAGGGAGATAACAAAAACATTGATCGTGTTATCTTCAAGACTCGAACCGACTTATCGGACAGGGCAAAGAAGCTGTTTAGATACACAATGCAATTTGAGGTAGTCACCTTTAGCCTATCAGCTGGTAGTGATGTATCATTCATCAATCCTTCAACGAATGACATTGTTGGTGCAGATGTATGGCAAAGTTATGATCCTCAACTGACCGAGTTTGCTAATCTTACACCTACAAACAATCACGCTGTTGTAGCTATTGATGGAGTTTGGACTACTCAAGAGTTAGGCGATATTACTTCCGTCACAGCCGGAACAGGTTTGACGGGTGGTGGCTCAAGCGGTGCAGTTACCTTGAATGTAAGTGGAATTACAGTATCTGAGATAGCAGCAAATAGCCTTCAGATTAGTTCTGAGTCGTTTGCAGACAATGATACTTCATTGATGACTTCTGCCGCCATACAAGATAAGATTCTGAGCTATGGCTACACTACACAAGTAGGCGATATTACAGGTGTGACCGCAGGGACTGGCCTATCAGGTGGTGGCTCATCGGGTTCAGTTACTCTCAATCTTGATTTGAAAGACGAAGATGATATGTCGTCTGACTCAGCTACCCATGCTTCATCTCAACAATCAATAAAGGCGTATGTTGATACAAAAGTTACAGATTTGGTTGCATCTGCTCCGGGTGCGTTAGATACACTAAATGAATTGGCCGCTGCAATCAATGACGACTCATCATTTCATACTACAATTACCAATCTTGTTGGGACTAAGTTAGCAAAATCAAGTAATCTTTCTGACCTTACTAATGCGGGAACAGCTCGGACTAACTTAGGTGTTGATGCAGCAGGTACTGATAACTCAACTAATGTGACTCTCATAACATCTAGTCATGACTATCTATCAATAAGCAGCCAAGCAATCACATTAGGTCAGATTGATGTTAGTGATGATACGAATCTTGCTGTTTCATCCCCAATCACTTTGACGGGCGATACGGTTGGACTTGCAGATCCGGTAACATTATCTCAACTTGATGAAGCTTCAGATGCTACCGATGATAAGATATTGCTTTGGGATGAATCCGCTTCTGCTTGGAAATACATGACTCTTGATAATCTACAAGACTCAATAGATACATCGTCAGCTAATACAGATACGACTTACACGCTCGCTGCATCTGATAGCTCAAGTGATGCTTTGATTGATTTGATAGCAGGTGGTAGTGGTTCTGGAACGGTATCGGTGAAATTGGTTGCGGGTTCTAACATCACTATAACGCCCGATACTTCAACAACACCCGATCAGATAACCATAGCTTCAGCTCATCCCAACATTAGTGCAGCCAGCTCAGTAGATAATAGTGGTAGGACTTACATTCAAGACATTACTCTTGATTCAGACGGCCATGTAACAGGCATAGCTTCAGCTACTGAATCCGTAACAGATACAGATACTACTTACTCAATTAGTGCCGTTGATTCTGGTGATGATGCAATTATCCGCCTTACAGCAGGGGGTAGTGGAACGGGTAATGACGATATTACGCTTGAAGCAGGTACTAACATCACCATAACCCCAAGCGGAGATACAATCACAATAGCCACCAATGCAGCTGATATTGAAGGCGTTGTTGCAGGGACTGGTTTGACGGGTGGTGGAACATCAGGCACGGTGACTCTCAATGTTAGTGGATTGACGGTATCGGAATTGGCCGCCAACAGTATTCAACTTAGCTCAGAATCTTTTGCTGATAATGATACGAGCTTAATGACTTCTGCCGCTATACAAGACAAGATATTGTCTTATGGATATAGCACCGATTCTAACTCATTTAGGACAGTCACCGCAGGTGGCAACACATTAGGGGCATCAGAAACATTGGCCTTTACTGCCGGAACGGGGATTACTATCGCTGAAAGCGGTGGTGCAGTAACAATTACTAATTCTGTTAGCGATACTAATACATTCAGACCCATTACGGCAGGTGGAAATACATTAGGTTCTTCTGAAACATTGGCTTTTACGGCAGGATCTAACATAACGATTAGTGAAAGTAGCGGTGCAGTAACTATTGCATCAACAGATACGAATACACAATTAACACTACATGATGAAGATGATTTTTCATCAAATAGTGCTACTGCTGCCGCAAGTCAGCAATCAATCAAGGCTTATGTTGATTCACAGGTATCTGGAATTGTAGATACTGCACCTGCCGCATTGAACACATTAAATGAGTTAGCAGCCGCATTGAATGACGATGCTTCTTTCTCAACAACAATTACCACTAGCATCGGTACTAAATTAGCAAAGTCAAGCAATCTTTCGGACTTAGCTAATGCGGGAACAGCTCGAACAAACTTAGGATTGGGGGCTGCTGCGGTAAAGGGCGTTGCTACTGATGGTTCGGGCGGTGTTGCCGATGGTGAGGGTGATTTGGTTACGGGTAATGCTGTGTTTGATTATATCGCAGCTCAAAACTTCGCTACATCAGGCTCATCTAACTTTGTTGTAGGGGATATAACAGGTCAAGCTGCAATTACAAGCGGATTAGCAAGCACCGATGAGTTTGTGATTAGCGATGCAGGTGTTCTTAAAAAAATGGATACATCTGTATTGCAGACCTATATGCAGAACAATCTAACATTTACCACTAATACAAACACTACTTATACTGCCGGAACGGGGCTTTTGTTGAATGGTACTGTATTTTCTCTCAATGACCCTGCTTCCGTATCTCAATTGACGGATGATGGTGCGGGAAGCACTACAATTGTTGATGATGCAGATCAGATTTACATTTGGGATAACAGCGAAGGTGATTGGAATTACATTAGAATAGATGACCTTCAAGACAAGATAGATACAAACACAGTCAGAACAGTAACTGCGGGGGGCAATACTCTTGGGGCATCAGAAACCCTTGCCTTTACTGCGGGTTCTAATGTAACAATAACTGAAAGTGCAGGTGCAGTAACAATCGCATCAACAGATACTAACACCACATATAGCGTTGGTGACGGGGGATTAACGCAGAATAACTTCACTAATACTCTCAAGACTAAGTTAGACGGTATAGCTACAAGTGCGAATAACTACGCTATCTCATCCGATTTGTTAGATGAAGATGACATGGCGAGCAATAGTGCTACAAAAGTAGCATCTCAACAGTCTATCAAGACATACATAGACAATAAGACGGCAAGTATTGTTGATTCTGCACCAGACGCATTAGATACTCTAAACGAGCTTGCAGCCGCTTTGAATGATGATGCGTCATTCTCAACAACAGTTACAACCAGTATAGGTACTAAGCTTGCTAAATCAAGCAACCTTTCTGATTTGGTCAATGCTGGAACGGCACGGACTAATTTGGGATTAGGCACGGCTGCGGTAAAGGCAGTAGCTACAGATGGTTCATCGGGCGTTGCAGACGGAGAAGCAGGTTTAGTTACAGGTAATGCAGTATATGATTACATAGATGCTCAAGGTTTTGGTTCGGGTGCGGGAGATATTACTGCTGTCGTAGCTGGAACAGGGCTATCGGGCGGGGCAACATCTGGATCGGCTACGCTTAATGTAAGTGGATTAACCGTGTCCGAGTTTGCTGCTAATAGCATCCAGCTCAGCTCAGAATCTTTTGCAGACAATGACACTTCTGTAATGACTTCCGCTGCAATTGCAGATAAGATTGAATCATACGGATATTCTACTACTACGGGAGATATTACAGGAGTTACAGCCGGGACAGGATTATCCGGTGGAGGCAGTAGTGGTTCTGTAACATTGAATGTAAGTGGGATAACAGTATCTGAATTAGCAGGTGCATCTCTAACTACATCGTCAGAATCGTTTGCAGACAATGATACAACTCTAATGACTTCTGCCGCAATTAACGATAGAATAGAATCATTTGGTTATACTACAAATGCGGGTGATATTACTGGTGTGACCGCTGGAACAGGATTATCGGGTGGAGGGTCAAGTGGTAGTGTTACGCTTAATGTTGATTTGAAAGATGAAGATGACATGGCTTCAGACTCCGCAACACACGCAGCTTCTCAGCAATCAATCAAAGCGTATGTGGATGCAGAAGTATCTGGATTAGTCGCTTCAGCCCCCGGTGCATTAGATACCTTGAATGAATTAGCTGCCGCTATCAATGACGATGCAAGCTTCTCATCCACTATTACTACCAGTATTGGTACTAAACTCGCAAAATCAAGTAATCTATCGGATCTAGCCAATGCAGGTACGGCTCGAACAAACTTAGGATTAGGCACAGGTGCGGTTTTAGATACTGCTGCGATAGCCGATGGGGGTTCGGGGTTAGCTACAGCAGATCAGATACATACATTTGTTACTGATTTCGGTTACACTACGAATACAGGAGATATTACTGCGGTAGTAGCAGGGACAGGACTTTCTGGTGGAGCTACGAGTGGGTCTGCAACCCTCAATGTTAGTGGGCTAACAGTATCTGAGTTCGCTGCTAACAGTATTCAACTCAGTTCTGAGTCCTTTGCTGATAATGATACTTCTGTAATGACAAGTGCCGCAATTCAAGATAAGATAGAGGCATACGGATACACAACCAACACAGGCGACATAACTGCTGTTGTAGCGGGAACGGGCTTATCGGGCGGGGCTACGAGTGGGTCTGCGACTCTCAATGTTAGTGGCCTTACTGTGTCTGAATTGGCTGCAAATAGCTTACAACTCAGTTCTGAGTCTTTCTCAGATGACGATACGAGCTTGATGACCTCAGCTGCAATTCAAGATAAGATAGAAGCATACGGTTATACTACGAATACAGGAGATATTACGGGTGTTGATTTAACCGTCACATCTCCGATTACAATTTCAAGTGAAACAAACACAACATCTGGTTCATACTCGGCAACACTTGGTTTAGATGACCCTGCTAATCTATCTGAGCTTAATGAAAGCACGGATGCTACTGACGATAAGATTCTGCTTTGGGATGAGTCTGCCGGATCTTGGAAATACATGACGCTTGATAACCTACAAGATTCCATTGACACTACTGCATCGGGAGGGATTGGGGGTAGCATCGCTAATACTCAGGTAGCGTTTGGAAGCGGAACGAACATTACAGGGTCATCCACTTTCTTCTATACTGATGCGACTAACACGCTCAATATAGCCAATGGTGCGGCAGCGGGAACGCTCACATCGGGTTCTCATAACTTGATATTGAGGAATAGTGCGGCAACAGGACACTCGAAAATCACAATTGCGTATGATAGTGTCGCAGCAGCTAATTCTCATATTGAATTAGAAACTGATGGTACGGGGAATGTTGAGATACATAAGGAGGGTGCGGTTGTTTTCAAACTACCTAACACAATAGGTTCTTCTGGTCAGATATTGAAAGTTCCATCAAGCGGTACTATCTTAGAATGGGGAGATTCGGGAACGACTTACTCAGCAGGTACTAACATCTCATTGAGTGGTACTACTTTCAATGTGGATGATGCTTTCTTAGTCAATAACGCTAACGATACAACATCAGGTGTAATTACTGCGGGCGGATTTACTACCGCAGGTTCGGTAACAATAGGCGGTCATGCGTTTGATGATATTGATATTGGTTCTGAGTTTGTTGATACTGATGACCATATTATGTCATCTGGTGCAATTAAGGAGAAAATTGAGAGCTATGGATATACGACTAACACAGGAGATATTACATCAGTAGTAGCCGGAACAAATCTTTCGGGTGGAGCTACAAGTGGTGCAGCTACTCTCAATGTAAGTGCAGATCCGTCATTCAGCACCGTTACAGTAGAAACAGAAATTATTCACGATGGGGATACAAATACAAAAATTGGATTTACTCCTGATGTGATAACACTTGGTACAGGTGGCTCAACCAAACTCACAGCAAACAATTCGGGTATTAAGATAGGAAGCGGTGCTACTGTTACTACAATCGCCACCAGTTTTACAGATAACGACACATCTTTGATGACTTCTGCCGCTATTGCAGATAAAATAGAATCATACGGATATGGAACAGGCGGGGGCGACATTACAGCAGTAGTAGCTGGAACAGGTCTGAGTGGCGGTGCAACAAGTGGTTCTGCAACTCTCAATGTAAGTGGTCTTACTGTTTCAGAATTAGCAGCAGGTAGTATTCAGTTAAGTTCCGAGTCATTTTCTGATGACGACACTTCTTTGATGACTTCTGCTGCTATTGCCGATAAGATTGAGGCTTATGGATATACTACCAACACAGGCGACATAACTGGGGTTACTGCGGGTACAGGTCTATCTGGTGGCGGTTCAAGTGGCGGTGTCACGCTCAATATTGATTTGAAAGATGAAGATGATATGACTTCAAACTCAGCGACTCACGCTGCATCCCAACAGTCAATCAAGACCTATGTTGATACTTCTGTATCTAACTTGGTCGCTTCTGCCCCTGCTGCGTTAGACACGCTAAACGAATTGGCGGCAGCGATTAACGATGATGCTTCCTTCTCATCCACTATTACTACAAGCATCGGCACTAAGCTCGCTAAATCGAGCAACTTATCTGACTTAGCTAATGCCGGAACAGCAAGAACCAACTTAGGGTTAGGAACGGGTGCGGTCTTAGATACCGCTACAATTGCTGATGGTGGAAGTGGTTTAGCCACCGCCGATCAGATACATACTTTCGTCACGGACTTTGGCTATACGACCAATACAGGCGACATTACAGCAGTAGTAGCTGGAACGGGATTGAGTGGCGGAGCTACCAGTGGATCTGCTACGCTTAATGTGAGTGGATTGACTGTATCTGAGTTTGCAGCCAACTCAATTCAATTATCATCAGAATCCTTCGCCAATAACGATACATCAATAATGACCTCAGCTGCTATTGAAGATAAGATTCTATCATACAGCTACACTACCAATACAGGTGACATTACAGGCGTAACTGCCGGAACGGGGTTATCGGGTGGAGGGTCAAGCGGTGGCGTAACTCTCAATGTAAGCGGTTTGACTGTATCTGAGTTTGCCGCTAATAGCATACAGCTCAGTAGCGAGTCCTTTTCTAACAATGATACATCAATAATGACTTCTGCCGCTATTGAAGATAAGATTTTAGCATACGGATATACAACAAATACGGGCGATATAACTGGTGTTGATTTAACAGTAACTTCTCCTATTACAATATCAAGTGAAACAAATACTGGTTCGGGTAGTTATTCAGCTACATTAGGGTTAGATGATCCTGCAAACCTATCGGAATTAAATGAATCAACTGATGCTACCGATGATAAAATCCTGTTATGGGATGAATCGGCTGATGCTTGGAAGTATATGACACTTGATAATTTACAAGATGCAATTGATACTAATACGACATATTCTACAATGGGTAGCGGTAACTCATACGCTGCGGGTCTAACACCTGCGGGTAATGCTACTCATGGTGGGTATTTCCTTCGAAGAGATGGAACATGGGTAGTTCCGCCCGATACCGACACTAACACGACATATAGTGCGATGGGTAGCGGTAACTCATACGCAGCAGGGCTTGTTATTGCAGGTAGCTCTACTCACAATGATACATTCTTGAGGAAGGATGGAACATGGGCAACGCCTACCGATACTAATACTAACACTAACCAATTAACTACATTCAATATTGGTGTAGATACAAATAGTAATTCTACAACAATTGCTCATGGAGAAACATTGACATTTACAGGTGGAACAGGAATAGAAACTGAAACAACTGCTGATGGAACAGTTACTATTACATCTACTGTTACAGATACTAACACTACCTACTCAGCTGGAACAGGTTTAGATTTGAGCAGTACTACCTTCAGCGTAGATGTATCTGACTTCATGTCTAACGGCTCTAACAATAGAGTCCTAACGGCAACAGGCGCAGACGCTATGAACGCAGAAGCAAATATGACCTTTGATGGTTCAGCTTTGACTGTTGCCGGAACAATTCAAGGCTACAAGACCGTTATCAAGGCAGTTAGCTCTAACACATCATTAGTAGATGCTGATTCGGGCAAGACCATTTATTGGACTGGTGGGACACTTACATTACCCGCTAATGCCGAAGCAGGTCAGCAGTTCGTTATCATCAACAATACAAATGGTGCAGCAACACCAAGCTTAGGTTCAGGCAACGCAATCGCAACAAACTGGACAGCTCACGCTGCTATGGCCGATGAAACCGCAAGAACCTACATTAGCCCTGTAGCTGATAAGTGGATATACATCGGGTGATTCAATGGCATACATGAAAGGTCTGATTGGCTGTATTCAACAATTTGAATCTGCTAACGAAGCAGACCCCGATATTTGGGCTAAGACATTATCCGGCTTCAATAGTGGCAATATTGATCAGACTTACGATTTAGACGGCAAAACAACATACGCTCATGGCGTTGGGCTAAAACCAGACGGTTCTATTTTGTTTGCGGGTTCAATGGCGGGAACATTCAATGATTATGTGATTGAATACCCCCTAAGTACCAACTTTGACCTTTCAACGGCATCCGTATCAAGCACAGCTTCAGACCACTTATCTATCGGCACTTACGAACACCTACTCGGTGGTTTTGATTTTGCAGATGATGGTAGTAAGCTCTTCACATTTGGAAGGACTGTTGTTGATAGGTGGGATTTATCCACCGCTTATGACCTCTCAACAGGATCTCATGTAACGAACACATTATCAGTTTCAAGTCAAACCACTACTATGTATGATGGCTATGTGAGAAATGATGGCCTAAAGCTATATGTTGTTGGCTATCAACCAGACAATGTAGATGAATATGACTTATCAACGGCTTATGATTTAGGCACAGCGAGTCATAATCAATCATTTGACATATCGGCAAAATCAGTAGTTACATCTGGACTCCATTTTTCAAGTGATGGATATGCCTTTGTAGTGTATGATAATAGTGGTGGCGATTGTCACAAATACAATCTTACAACTGCATGGGATATATCAACAGCAGCATTTCATTCGTCATCGGGGGGTTTTGGATTAAGCACGGGTGGCGGTATTTGGTTTGATGACGATTGGAGTTATCTGTATATCATAGAAGAAACGGATGATGAAGTTAATAGAGTCGTGTTAGCTCAAATACCCGGAGTGCCTACAAGTTTAGCAATAACCACAGCTTCAACTTCACAGCTAAACCTATCTTGGTCAGATGGTTCGGGTAGTGGAAGCACGGATTCATACACAATTGATCGCTCTCTTTCATCCGGTTCGGGATATTCGCAAATTGCGTCAGGTGTTACGGCAACATCATATAACGATACTGGATTAAGTGCAGGGACACGGTACTATTACAGAATCAAAGCTGTAAATACTGAAGGCACCAGTGCATATTCAAGTATAGAGAACCGTTTTACATTACCTAATCAAGTTTCTGGACTGTCTGCAAGTGCGGTATCAAATACTCAAATCAATTTGTCATGGAATAACCCCACAGGCACGGAAGCCGGATACAAAATTGAACGATCCACATCATCCGGTTCGGGATATTCTCAGATTGGGACTACAGCATCCACATCTTATAATGCAACGGGATTGACATTGAATACCACTTATTACTTTAGAGTTCGAGCATATACCGACCCCGGAGGGGATGGAGCTTATTCTTCTGTAGCTAACGCAACTACTCAGAATAATGCAAGCGCACCATCAGGGGTAAGCATAGCAACCAGCTCAAGTGGAAATTACAATAATGCGGTCAGTATTGAATTGACTACACTTGGGGCTTCCGGTCAAAATCCTATGACATCAGCACCCGCATCTGATGGTAGTGGTTTTTCAAGTAATCAAGTGACATTAGATCTGGTTTTTGGTCAAGATTACAATCAGGCTCTATTGAATAATAGCGGTATTCTAAGATGGGCTGTGAGAGCTTATATTCGTGCATCAGGGGCTACTAGCTACGCATGGGATTTAAGCGGTGCTACTGTAAATCAAGACACCTTTAGCGCACTTGCGAGTGTCAGCACATCTGGTACGCCATCAACAGCTCAAGATTGCACGGGTACGGGCGGAATAGGCGAAACGGCTGTTGCGGAACACAATTCAGGAGGAAGAGGATATTTGTTGTTGAGTCAATCGGGCGATGGGTTTCATTTTGATGTTGATGCTACTGCTACTAATAGCTCAGGCAGTACCACAGCCACGCAACTTAAAGTGAATATAGAGATTCCGTGATAATATGAGTCGTTGGGAGGTAACAGGAATACCTGAAGGAGAATCAGGGCGATTTTCTATACAGATATTAGATTATCAAAGGGTTGATACCGAGCCAAAAGGCCCTTTATCTTGGCAGACTTATTGTAAATATGCAGATTTGCCCGATGGAACATATACTGTTTTGTTTGAGGCTTATGGCCCTCAAAACGCTAAGCTCAATATAATGCAAGACTCACCGAGAGAATACAAAGAACATAAATGGGTTACTGAGAGAAGTGGTTCTGTTCTTATTGGCGGTTTAGGGATAGGGATGATTAACATCCCCCTATTAGCTTCAGACGATATTACAAGCGTTACTATTGTTGAAAAAGAGCAAGATGTGATTGATTTGGTTTGGGAACATTGTTCGAAAGATGACCGATTTACATTGATTCATGCCGATATAGACACATGGGAAGCCCCAGAAGGAAGCTATTGGGATTTCGCTTGGTTTGATACTTGGCTTACTCACGAAGAACCGATAGAAGAATACATCCAAAGAATGTTTGAGAAGTATGGAGATTTCGTAGGCGACATAAACGGTTGGAATTGGCCTTACATTCCTGTCAAGGATGATAGCATTCAAGAACCATAAGCCATCCCCCTGCACTAATGGCGAAGAAAGGCAAGTCTGAAAAGGTCGAAGAAACAGTAGAACCGCAAGAGCGTGTTATATCAGGAGAAGAGCTTTTGAATATGCTCAAGCGATCTGAAGTTATTTCTGCCGATAGATTAGTTTTCGTTAGAGCTTTAGAGAGATTCTATGCAGCCGTTGATGGTGCAAGAACGCAATTATTGAACGATATTAGCGAGATTCAGAATGCAATCCGCATTAGAGATGAGGGCGTTATACCGGAAAATCAAGAACCAGACGCTGAAGAAGAATGATTTTTAGCAACTGCTTAAGAACGATTGTCCTTCGTAGTCTATTTGATAGCCATGGCGAACACGCTTTACAAAGGTGACTTAGCGGAAGTATCATTCGGCAAGGAAACCGGACTTAGAATTGATGGAAAAACATCTCAAGCCAATTGGGTTCATACTTCGGTATCTGGAAATACCAGTCTTTTGACATTGGGTGCTGACGAATACTGGACAGCAACAGGCCCTGATTTGAAACTGCCCGATAACATACTTGTTGGTTGCACAATGAGGATTGAAGGCGGGGGTGCTTATTCCGCAGATGACTTTGCTACCACTAAGAGAACATATTACATTACTGCAAATGATACTGGAGCAGGTACGATTACCGTTCAACCTGCTTTATTGACTACTGCCGCAACAGCGACTACAGATGACGATAACTTGGTAATTGATTTCTATCGGTGTCCTACCTTTGAATCAACTATGACTACAACTAATCAGCAGGTAAAGACGGATCAGTTCATTGGCTTGTTGAATGAGTTCGCAATACCCGAACCAGAAATTGATGTTAGACAACAGCACATTGTAGGTCTTGGAAGAGATGTAAATATCCTAACAAGCGGGAGAGAAACCCTATCGGGCGGTTCTATGCAACTAAATGCACATACTCTAAGGTGGATGAAATACGCATTGGGCGGTCATTCGGCCAAGAGTCAAGGTGAGTTCGCATACAGCTCGGCAGCAGGGACAGCGATAGGTGGCTTCCCTCTAAATATCAAAACGGGTTCAGTTTCCGCTACTTTTGCAGCTCAAGGATATGGCGTTTCAGACGACACAGACACTTCAATCACCGCAACAAATAGCTCGGCTCTTACTATGACAGGAAATAGCCTAACGGGTAATTTCCTATTGGGTGGAATGGTTACGGCAGACACAGGCACGGACATTACATTTGATACTGCAATCGCAACCACATTCGAAAACGCCCTTACAACGGGTGGAATCTTCAAGGTTCTCTCAGCTACGGGTGCTGTCCTCTATGGATCCTACGGTTCAGCTTCTGGGGCGGTTTTGAGTAGCTGTGCAGATATAGATTCTGGAGCTTTAGCGAGGGCGCAGACTGAAGATAAAGCGGTTTATCTGTTAGGTAGTGTTACTGCTAACATATCTGCGGGCGATATTAGAATCAAAGTCGGTTCGGCTAATGCTGCTAAGTTCACAGCTGGAACAAGTTATGTGCAAATCATAGACAAAGACAAGCACACCATACCGGGGCAAGATGCAGCTGAAACAGATCGTCAGATATTCAAGAATGAGCTTAGAAGAGTTATAGCAATAGGCACATCTAACGGTAATGATGCCGATTATATTTATGTGGAAGAACCACTAACATTTGACCACACATCTACATCATGTGGCGTTGAGAGGCTACAATACACCGGAACGAGCAATCAAAGAGGAAGCCCACACATAGATGCAACATCAAAAGAGCTACAATTCGGTGTGACTCATACTTTGTTCGGACACAATGTATTGCCTTCATTCACGGTTGAGCAATCCTTTAGGCAGAAAGACGCAGATGTGGATTCAAAGCAATTGCTTCGTCTGTATAGCGGGTGCAAGGCTACTGAAGCTACCATTGATGCTGATTCTGAGGGCGAAGTCAAACTAAACCTAAGTTATGAAGCTGCAAGGCACTACACCGCTACAACAAACACGATGAAGCCTCACAGGATGTTTGACAATACTGCTGAATCTGCGGTAAATAGAAAAATATCTGGTATTGCAGTAGATGGTGAGAAACCATATCTGTTCCAAGATGTGAATGTTGAAGTGTTCGGCAGACCAGTCCTTAGAGGAACACAGTTCAGCCTATCTGTAACTAATAATTTGGAATCACGATGGTTTATTCGAGGATATGAAGGCACTACCGTTGATAACGATCAGATTCAACACGGTGCAACACAACTTCCACTTGAGATTACTGAGGGCAAGAGAGAATACAGCTTCTCTATGCAGGTAATGGTTGAGGATGAGAGGCTTTGGGATGAATTGAGAACCAGAAAACATCACAAAAACACCAATGACATTACAATCACTATGACTAAGGTTGGAAGTAATGCAACAAGAGAAACTGCGACCATTACTTTAGAGGACTATACGATTACTAAATCGGAACACCAAGTTCCGTCTGATAAATCTCCCGTCATGGCTGATGTGGAGATAGTCGTAAGGCACATGAAGGTGTCTGAAAACTCGCCATACTTCATACTATGATGAAAACTGTTATGAAAGAGAGAAAGATGAGATGATACAATGAGGATACATGGAACAGTAATTGTCGGTGGTTCAAGCCACCTTGTTGATTGGACTATTGATGAAACGGGAACAATAACATCTGCGGGTGGTTTAAGCTCAGCAGGGCTATCTTGGACTGGTTCTTTGTTTATCCCTGTTGAGGTTGAAGCGGAAGCGGTTGTGACTGATAATTACGAAAGTTTGACGGTAGTAGATTTGAGAGTTCTCTTAACAGAAAGGGGAGAGCCAATTTATGGTAACAAGAGCGATTTAATTACTCGACTTAGGGCTTGGGAAGCATCCAACCCCGATGGTGTTGGGGTTGTAGTGGAAGAAGCTGTGGAGGATTCGGGGGAGTCTGATGAAATAGCGGTTGATGGCGAGTCAGAAGGTGATACGATTGAGTAGTCGTTTCATAATTAGTAGTGATCCAGATCATCATACAATAGAAACCAAAGAGGGCAACCTTGAGGTTTGGATTAAACCATTATCTTGGATTGAGCAACAAGAAGCTCTTACTAAGTTCGTTGAGTTCAATATGGAGGGAGATGATATTAGCCCCCAATTGGATTTTGGCGGTTATTGGAAATATGTTCTAAACAAGTGTGTAGTGAAAACCGAGCCTCAAATCAAAAAGTCGGATCTGAATAAGCTAAAGCCTGAAGTCGGCTCAAAGCTACAGGCAGTATTGCCTAGCCTTACTCAATTGATGGAGAACATAGGTGGCGAAACATCCCCTTTGGGATAACCTTCCCCAACTTGAAGAAGTATATTGATAGTGAAGGGAAGGTCAATCCTTTCAGCAAGGAACAAACAAACGCCTTGACCTTTCAAACGATTAGATTTGTTCTTGGAACGCATTTTAATTGCCCACCTCATTCATGGGATGACCAACCATATGATCGTGTTATGCTCGATTATATGTTCGTGCAGGTGTCGCAAGAAAAACAGGCAGAAGCTTTGGATAAACAGCGTAAAGAGCAACAAAGGCAGTATAACAAAGGCAACAATAAAGGCGGGCGTGTTATACGGACTACCAGTGATGCGGGGGAGCTGGAAGATTTCTTTGATCGTGTCAATGCTGACATGAGGGGAGAGGGAGATGGCGGCAGGTGATTTTACAGCCGGGTTAAGTGGATTAGCCAACGCTATGGTTGGGATGAAAAAATCTAGCAAAGAAGCACAAGTAGCCGCATTGAAGTACAAAGTTCTGAATACGACATTAGGGCCACTAACTGATATATTCATGAAGGCAAAACAGTATCTTATTCTGTTAGCTGAGGCATTTACAGACACGGATAAGACCGTTGATGAAACAACAGAATCCGTTGAAGCGTTGAGTGACGCATTAAGCCCACTAACAAAGACGCTTCAAGCCATGAAAATGACGATTTTATTCCTTGTTGGAATATTTGCTTTGGTATCAACAGCTCTTGTGATATTTACAGGATCAATAGGAGGGGCTACGGCAGCGTTCCCTGAGTTCTTTGCCGCATTTGAAAATATTAAGGACTCTATAATGGAAGTCATTGGTCATCTTCAGACTATCGGAGCTACAATTCTTGCATTAGACTGGTCGCCTTTACTGAATGTAGCAACAGTAGCAATCATGGGTCTTATATCACTAATAATGCAATTCTATGTGTTTGCATTCAATGTAATTGCTATGGTAATTGGAGAGTTCGCTAGATTATTCACATATATGGCCGAAACAGGTGCATTCCAAGCTATTATTGATGGCTATTCAGGCATTTTGACCGCAGTATTATTGGTCTTTGGTTACATTGGAGAGATATTGAATGCCTTCGGTATAAACTTTGATTCGGTGTTTGCGGCAGTATCAGCAATCTTTGGCGGTTTTGTTGATTTCATGATAAATAGCGGGTTATTGCTATTCTTTGCGGATTTGATTGGTTGGATAGGTGCGGTTTTACCACCCTTTGTAATCGTAGTAGGGGAGATATTGGTTCTAACCGCAAAAGTTCTCGCATTCTTCTTAGGGCCAATTGCTGTTGGAATTGTTAGTGTAGTTAAAATCATCATAAATGTAATTGCGGGGGCAATAGCAATAGTAGTAGCTGCATTTAGAATCGCTTTTGCCGTGATGAAAACAATTGCAGATGTATGGATGGCTATATTCACAGGGAATTGGCGTGACATACCGGGAATCATCGGTGGCTTGTTTAGCAAGGTTTTGGATATAGCCGGAGATTTGTTTGACTCTTTGGTAGCGATATTCATCAACATTGGGGAAGCGATTATCGCACCATTTGTGTATGTATTTGAAGAAGTAGCGGGCATATTCGAATCAATGTATGATGCAATAAAGGATCCAATAACAGAAGCTATTGATTATGTTATGTCCCCAATCAATGAGTTAATTGATGCAATTGACTCAATATCATTAGGTGGCCTTATGGATGCGGGTGGTGGTTTGTTAGATAGTCTGAATCCGTTTGCTTCTGGGGGTATATCAAGAGGGCCAACAAGCGGATACCCTGTCGCATTACACGGAACGGAAGCGGTAGTTCCTCTTCCAGACGGTAGGACTATCCCTGTAACCGTCAAAGGAATGGGTGGCGGTAGTGGAGATAACATCACGGTTAATATCGCTGTGAAGGGTGGCGGTAATGCTAAGGATATAGCTAGAGCCGTCAGTCAAGAGGTTCAACGCACATTCAGAAATAGGTCAAGAGGAATGGGCTTCACAAGGGGTGTCTGATAATGCCGAAGATACAGCTCATTAGAAGGGATAGCTCAATTATCGAGTTAGATGCGAATACCATCACCTTTGATTTGAAAAGAAACACTACGGTTGCACCGATACCATTCTTAGGTCAGCGTTTTGGTATTGATACCAACCTAACCGATGTAGGAATCAGCATAGGTGGAATAGTTACAGATGACGATAGCGAAGTATTGGGTACAGGGTCAGCTTTTACCATAGATCTATCTCAAGCTTCAGGAACAATCCCTAGCTCAACATGGTATGGGCAGTATTCAACATCATCAGGTGCATGGAACACAGTAAAAGCAGATTTAGACGGTGTTGAGATTTCATTCAAATCAAAAGGGCAACTTGATGCAGGGCTAGGAGAAACTACTGCCATAAGGCTCGCCAACGGCACTACAACATCAAGTGTAGGAGATAGTATAATCGGTGTAAATATCAGCTCAACGACTACATCAGACTCTCTTGCTACTACTATTGTAAATGCACTCAATTCTGCAAGTATAACCATTGATGGTGCAACAACCGCCTTCACAACGGCCTTTTCCATATCTCAAGCCAAAGGCCAACAGATGAATAATTCATATTTTCACCAAACAGGCGATATAAGCACCGTCTATAATGGCGAGCAGATCTTAATCAAGAATAAATCAATAGGATCGGGCGGAGATGTTGCGGTTTCAATTCAAAAAGGCGTGAATGCAGGTAGTAATACATACGCTTTGGTTGATGGTTCAAGAGCTAAATGGGATAAGTCGTTCTATGTTAGCAATATGACTGGTGGCGTTAATTCCAATAAAATGACAATGGGAGATAAGGTGCAAGAATTACTGAATCTTGCTAATATGTCTGCGGGTGGTGCTTTACTCTCCCCAAATACACTAACGGGCGATGTAATTGATTTGCCCGATAGCGTTGCATCTTTTGACGCATCAAGGTTCTTACAAATTGAAGATGCCGAAGTGGTGAAGAAGTATATCGTAGGTGTTCGAGTTCCTTATGAGTCAATAGCAAGTTCAAGCACAGGCCAAGAAGTATTGAGGCAATTCATAATACCCGCAGGGCCGGGAACAAACTATTCTGCCTCACAAAACACAAGAGAGTTTGACCCTGTGTCAATTGTAAATAACGAAAAAGTGCGACCCAACCCATATTTGGAACAGGGTGTTGCATTACCTTGTACTCTTCTGACTTGGAATCCTTCATACGAAGCTGGCGATGGATTTTGGAGTTATGAATTGAGCTTGGCTGTTGTTGAGCAATTGGTCGGTATTTGAGATGGGGTTGATTCGTTATCATGGTAAAGCCGTTAGGCTAAATGGCCTAACTGATGGATTAGTCGTGCCGACAGGCAAGTTCCGTGAATCGGGCATAGATCTAAGACACCCTGCATTTGCCGCAACAGCAAAATCACCTAAGAGCGATGCACCAAGAATAGGTAGGTTGCATGAGCCTTCGATTTCTAATCCGTTGAATACGATTAGAGGTTCATTTACTATTGATGCGTGTATTATCCCAGATTATGGTGGTGTTGTTCTTGAAAAACCCGGACAATTCAAGCTAACCTATGGGAATCCTTTTTCTTCTGGGCCGATGGTTTTTGATGTTATTACTGATGAACGCACATATCGCTTAGAAACCACATACAATGCACCTGTAGCTACTCAAAGCAACTCAGGAACATATAGTGGTAGTGAGCATAAGCCACACGACCTTACTCTTGGAGAACAACCATTGGTAATGCTCACAGCTCAATTCACAAGGCAGTTCATTCGCTGTTATATCAATGGCGATCTTGTTGCTGAACAAAATCTCGCAGGTGAAAAACCGTTAGTAGCTGAGAAATCTTCTGACTTGTTTATAGGGGGTCAAGGTGGAGAGTTTAGGGGGATAATAGAGTCAATAAGATTGAATCGAGGGATTACAGACCCTAAATTAGAACCATTAACCAACAACGACACCACACTTGGACTGTGGTTATTTGAAGATGATTTTGAAATGCCCGATATTTACTTCTTTGATAATGCCCGTGCAGCAGTTACCAATCAAGGGAGAGATGGGCCGGATACTCATGATGGTTTGATGCCTTTACCTATGGTAGCAGTAGGACATACATTCACAGGCGATAGCGGGACTACATTCAAGATCCGTGATTATCCAGCTAATCCCAATGCAAGTGTGGATCGTTATACCGCATTGGAAAAGTTAGCATCTTACATCACAGGCGTTGATTTGGAGGACATTAAGAATCAAACATGGTATGCTTCGGGAACATTGAGCTTAACCGATGCAGAATACTTTAGCGGGGTTGCCTCAACTTCATTAAATGCGATAATCAACCATTCTGGAACGCACCCACTAACTGGTCTTTGCACCAGTCCGGCAAGCAAGATGATTAGGTGGTCTGATGATGTAGCAACAGCTTCAGCTACTGCGGTTGATATGAATCCCATGTCAATAGTTCCAGAAAGAGTTAGGATTACTGCAATAGATTTCGTAAATAGTAAATTGAGTTATACATCTATTCATTTGGCTAATGATGAGCAGAACAATGGTGTTGATAATCTCCCCGAAACCCAAAAGCCATTGTTCCCACCAAGCACGGATGCACTTGTATGGTTTGTATTAGGAAAATCCGATGTATTGATTGATCAAGGTAATGAGAATACCCATGCAAGCGTAGGCGGTCAGAAAACAAGGGCAAAGGACACATTTACAAAATACACATTTACTCAGAATCAAAGATTCTCGGATAGCACCGAGTTCAACAATGACGCATATTTCATATCTCCAAAAAGTCGCACACTTTCATCAAATAGTGCTACTGTGTTAGCTGACCCTGCTGATACATATCCAGCTATGGGTGGTGTTACATCATACACATTGGTTGATGGTGATTTCTTCCTCAAAAAATTACCACAGCCCGATGAGCAGACGGTGAAGCAGACTGTTCAAGGAATTGCTAACTCGTTTGAATACATTAGCGATGATATGTCTATTGGCTCTATTATTGGGCAGAACGATATAGTCAAAGTTACTGAGAATGTATATTCTGGTGGAATTACAAGAGTTACTAATACTTCGTCATCAGTATTAGCTACAGATGCAAGTAGCGTTCCTTTCAACAGGATAATTACGGAATCAGGAGTAGGGGCATACGCTACCAACAGCTTTTCTGCATCAACCCGTGATGAAATAGTCGCTTTGGCGGTTGAAGATATTAGGCCATTCATGCTAAAGGGCTTAGATACGGATCATACAGCTCAATTATCCAATGGCGTTCCCACCAATGACGCATACATCCGACACCTAACCCCAGAGAAGGAAGCTCGGATTGCAGTTATCAAATCACCAACCGCACTTGTTAGTGCAGGTGGCCCTTCGAAAGTGTTAGTCTATTATGATGCAATAGATTTGACTGGAGAAGTAGTAGCTGGAACAGGGTTTAATCTTAGAAGCGGAATCAACACCAAACTTACGGGCTATCATGCAATAGGGAATACAGGCTATTTGGTCGTGCGTAAGACCGTTCCCTGTGGTAGTGCATACTTTGGCTCTAAGTCGCTCTCAGAATGGCTTAGAAAGCCCTTTTCAAGCACACCTGCTAATCACAAAGACATACTATTCAAGATTACAGCTCCGGGCGGGCTGATTTCAGTTCCAACAGCATCATTCAACGGCACATTCTCAAGCCATTCGCTAACAGCTTCACCGACAGGCGACATAACACCCTCTCCTTTCATCAATATCGAAGATTGCGTAGTTACAGTAGGCACGGGCATTCAAGGATATGGCCGACCCAAGCCCGTTCCAAGCACTAACACCCCCGATGACACAAGCAACTCGGAATACCATTCATTATTCATAGAAAACATACAACGGTCAAAACAGACCGATTATAGAGGGCAAACCCAAACACCTGCATCATTTAGACGGTCTAATCTAACAGGCTTTGATTTGATAGACAATGACCTCAAAACAGACGAGAGCTTAGTCTTAGTCCATCCAGCTAAGAGAAGCAGATTTGCTACATTAGACGATATACTGACTACAAGAGATGGGGGTGGCAATTCATCAACCGCTATAATTGAATTGAATCTTATGAAAGGAAGAATCGAAGAGGTAGCCCCTATATCTGACGATATGGGTACTACTCAATTGGTATTGAGGGGGCGTTCAATACTGATGGATATTGCAGATAGCAGGGCGATACGAGATTTTAATTTGAGTCAGGGTTCTCCGATTAAGGAAATAGGAGATTTAGGAACACCGACTGTTAGCTTGACTTTAGGCGGATTAGGACAGGGCGGAATAGATATTCAACCCACATACACCGAACACCCGCTATTTCCCGGTTGGAAAGACAGGATAGTGGGTAGTGGTAATGCTTCAGTTAGGAATGACAAGCAAGCATCCACCTATTATGCCTCAACAAGAGCTATTACCGAAATACCATTATTCCCGTCTATGTTTTTCGATGTTGATTCAATTGAAAACTCGGATAACGATTCAAGGACACCGCTATCCTCAGTCCGATCCACTAAGATGAGTATTGATTGCACCATGACGGCAACAAACAGACCTCAGATGAAAACATACGAAAGCAGGTTTTCTATTGATTGGGGGATGGCTGACGATGTGTCGTCAATTGAAATTACAGACCAGTATTGGGATTTCCTTACGGCTGATACAGGCAGATGGATTTCAAGATGTCAAAGGCCATCGGTTCAAGGCGTTATCACGACTTACAATAGCGGTGTTTTCACACTGGATGATGCTTCTGCATTTGCTAAATCTACTTTGGAGAGGGGTAGTGCAGATTATTGTGATAATACATTTTGGATCACAATAGGTGAAGGCCATCCTACGATTAACGATGGCTTAGGTCAATTAGTAAAGGTCACATATACCAACGCCACTACTTTGACGAGAGTAAATGGAATCCCCATACGCCATCCAGTGACATTGGCCGACCAAGACTCAACAACACCTAACGGGCTTTTTACAGGTTCTGTAGCTACATTGGGCGGATACATACACTTGGGCGTAGGGTATGTGCAAAACGCAGATGGTAGTAACAGCTCAACCGCAGTAACAAATGCAGACTTCATAGCTAGTTTGGCTGATGTAATTGCAGCTTACAACTCAGCACATGGTACACCAAGCTCGTTAGATGGTTATGAGTTCTCAAAATTAGCACCATTGTTAGCTGAAGAAATGGCTACCGCAGCTTGTAATTTGTTAGGCAAGACTTCATCTGCAAGACAACAAGACCCCGATAATGTAGCTCGATACCTAATCAAAGAAGGCCCTAACATGGAAGCCTTTGATTGGGATATAGCTGAGGTTCAAGAAGCATCTGCTGACCGTTATACCGATCCTCCAGTCATAATGAAATGTAGCCACCTTTCATTGAAAGGCAAAAAATCCGATGGTTCTGCATTGGACTATGTTCGACCATTAGAGCTAGATTTCAACGATATTGCCGTCAAAATGGGCGACTTCAATCTATGTGTTGAAGAAGTCATTAGGCGAATCAACATGGCGGGCCATCCCCAAGCTAAGAATAGTCAAAGTGGTAGTGCCTTTGACCCGCCACCTTTGTTTGCTACGACTAATGCAGATACAGGAACGCACATGGGGTATGTTCGAGCTTTCATGGGCAAGGATACTGAGAGTAGAGATGGTGAAGCAGGGGCTTCAATTGTAATACACAGTACCGTTCCCGGTGCAACAGGCAGAAACTTCTGCGTACACATCAACAACAACACACCCTATGCCTACAAACCAGCTACGGTAATAGGGTATGGGGGGTTGTCGGCTAACAATAGTAGGTCGTATCACCCCAACTCATTCCCTGCACCGTTACCGATAGGTTCGGATGGAGAAACCTATGTACCTATATCCACATTTAGAGGCGCACCGCACGGCTCTATACACGATGCCGAGGGCAACATAAGGTCATACGATGGGTTAGGTGGCGTATGCAAGATAAAGACAGTCGCAACTCCTTCCGTTGTTCAAACATCCGATGGAAATACATACGCACTATGGAACGGCAAAATGGTATTTCCTCAAGCAAATGTATCATCAGCAGTATCAACAGGATATATCTCAGGATTAGCTGTTAGCATAAAAACTGAGGATTGGATGAAGAGGATAGGGGCATTGACTTCTGCTGCTAACAAAGGCATAATGAGAGTAAAAGGTCAATTAGCCGATTTTGAATACATCAGTCAATCGGTAGGTTCGGGAACATCAACAAACGCATTCTATATCCACAAGATATATCCCAGAGAGGATTTGGATTCTTTCTATCAGATATTCTATGAGGATGTAGGAGATGCAGCTACGGAGATTAACAACATAGATGTTGAGATTCTTTGGCCTCGCCTCGATCCCAATGGGATAGTGTTCTTTGGTGGCGGTCATACGGGTGTGGTGCTTGATATAAGCGATGGAACGGCAAATGATTACTCATCGGACTACAAACACTTCCTATCTAAAGGCCCTACCGGATTTAGCGGATTCCAAAACCTACACGAAACATCAACAGCTTCAGCCGTTCTTGATTTTACAGACATAACAAATGAAGATACGATAAACGAAAACACCCTAAGAGGATTCCATCACAAGTTAATCGTGGATAGTTCTGGTAACATGGTTGATGGTTGCCGAGTATATGTGAGGATGAATGAAACGGTTGCATCGGGTTCTCATAGTCAGAACAATGCCCAAATGACTGAGGACATATATGGATCCCCGATTCGTGTAACAGGAACAGGTGCTAATTTCACGCTTGTAAATGGCCCTGCAAATAGCGTTGATAGTGCAGATAAAGGCATTCAGTTTAATGATGGCGGAACAGGAGAGAAAGACCAGTGTATTGCGCTATACAATTACAATTCGGGTGTAGAAGCTGAGTATGGGCCAATGGCAGATTTTGATTGCCGGACTGATTTTTCAATTAGTGCATTCTTTAATCAGGGGTCATTATCAAATCCTACTTGTGGGCCAATAATCTCCGGTTTAGATTCCAATGGTCGGCCTTGGGGTTTGTTTTTAGCTGGAAAGAATGCGGGTGTGAATCAGTATATCCAAGTCGCCTTCTGTTATGCCACATCATCGGGTAATAAGAAAGTGGTTTTTAATGATGTAGATAGGGGCGGGCTGAGAATAGATCGTGACGCATGGTCTTGTGTTGTTGCATCTAAGTCAGGCGATAACGCAACAATCTATTTGGCTAACGCAACGGGGTTGAAGTTCGGTGGCAACAACATAGGCGGTTCATGGGATATTGGGACTGTTAATTTAACAGGAATGCAAGACATTACCACATCTCGAAGAGTTCACGATGGGGGTTCTTTGAGTAATGAAGTGAATGTATCTACTACTTCTTCATCTTCGGCTCTCTATGTTGCAGCATCCATACCCTCAGCTCTCGGCACTACTGCTGCAACAAAGATGAGTTTGATTGGCGTTTCTGCATTGAAGAAAATTAGTTTCGGTTCTTCAACAACTACGAATATGATTGGAAAAATGTATCAACATCCCTATGATGCAATAACAAGCAGTTCCTATGTGGAGATGAGTCATATAGCCAAGAAAGGTTCTGATGGCACATTCATAGACGCATCCGATGGGGCTAATGATGGAAGAATGGATATTAGCGATACCCTCTTCTTTTCGGGAACGCTATCAAATGTAGCAATACATAATTATCCATTGACACAAGCCGATGCAACGGCTTTATGGGATGCTAAGGGGGTATGGTGATGACTCGTTATACCAAGCAGTTATACCCCGCAGTAGTCAAACCATTAGCTGGTGCATCCGGTTATCCCGCAAGCGGTTATTTCGCCATGCACATTACTTATCCCAATACTGAATACGCAGATGATGTTACCACTTGGCAGTATGGTGCTAATAGCAATAACTGGAAGCAAGGGCTAACGGTACTTATTAGAACGCCATTAGCAACATCTTCTGTACCATCTGAAGCTGACAATGTAATAGTGGTTGATTTGCATCAGCTCAATGCTGATTTGGGCAGTAATGGAACAGGCTTCACATACAACTTAGGAAGCCAAGAAGCAACAAGAGCTATCGCTGCGAAAATAAACAGTAGGCGGGTAAAACAGGTATCAAAGAACGGAACAAGGTATCTTCGAGCAAGGTATGTTAGAATGTCTGGGAAGCCGACATACACAGGATCTGCGTTTAGAACAACAAGCGATAGCAATTTGATATTGAGGTTTGACGGGGCTTACAGAAATGGATTCCCTTCCGATTTGCCTACAACAGGAACAATTACTTACAATGATTCCAGTCATACAAATCTAACTTTGAATTACACTAACATATCTGGATATTACTATGGCCCTAAGCGATTAGGCCATGTAGTCACAGGACAGGATAGCAAAGCCAACTTCACTATTACAGAAAACCTATCATCAACTATTACTCAAGTGAGTAGCCATCCTGATACACTTAGCGGTGCAACCTTTGAGATTGCGGGTGAGCCGGAGAAGCATACAATAGTGCTTACTTGGGAACAACGGGCTACAAGCCCGAATTGGGATAGCGATCACAACTATTGGTCGCCAGCTAATGGTGGCCCAGTAATTCAAGGATTGGGGCAAAGCGTTCCTACATGGAATCTGTTAGCTAAACCGTTAGATGGGGGCAACATGGGGCTACCTGCGACTAACTACGATTGTAAGGGGTCAGTAGCAACAGCTCATTCATCGGGACACGGATATGTCCGATTTAGCATAGAGGGACTTAACTCATGCGACCTGCCCGATATTCCCCCGCCTGATTACACAGTAACACAGCCATCTCTTAGAGGAATCACAAAGGTTGATTCAGATACCACAGGTTCTAACAAGGTTAAGATGGCGAATATGGAATATGGGACTAAGCTACCTATGACTTCGGGAGATATACTCCATACTAAGGAAGGATACAAGGCAACAACAGGCACATCCACGAATATAGTCGCCCATACTACTGATGAATTAACATCCGTGACCACATATTCTGGTGACTTTGTAGCTCAAGGTCTGAAATATGATAACGATAGGTACGCCCCTCGACCCATATTCACTACCAAATCCTTGAACACATCATCCAAAGTTAGGGGGTTGCAGATAAGTAATGAGAATATGGTCTTTGATGATTTGACTACCAAAGACGACCAAGGCAACATATTGACTTTATTCGGTGGTTCGCCTTGGGGCGTAGTGATTCAAGATTACAAGCTACAGAACACAAGAGAAGATCCAATTACAGGAGAAGAAGTTACAGGGCCATCAACAACAGACGGCAAATTAACGCCAAATCTCGCAATCCAGCTTCCAGACCCATCCGAAATACCGGGAGAAATATTCGTTAGAAGCGGGCATGATCGCATCCAAGCTCATTCAAACATGACTTGGGGGTTGGGTGGATTGACCGCCCCCGACCCTCGAAAACCCGGTATAGCTGAGGATTCAAACGAAGCTTCCCAATTTGACACTCATGACCGCACACTAATTTTCCACACACAAAGGCTTCTGCATCCCGATTTAAGCACGAAACAGGGTCTAACCCCTCATACCCCCGCTGGTGCTGTTCCAAGCGGTACTACACGCTTATTCTCAGCACATAGAATAACTGACCATGCAGAAAGAGGTTCGGTATTGACTCAAACGAACAACGGTAGCCCCACAGGAAATGCCTATCCACACCATAGAATACGCTTTGCACGGCAAGGACACAGTTTCGTTACCCCGTTAATGCACCGAGGCACACCGTCTGCTATGAGGCGACAATTGCATCGTTCTCACGGTTCTTCCTACACTTTGTTGTTTGAAGCTGAAACAGAACACAAGCATCATGGCTTTGGATCGGGTAAGAGTTCTAACAGCACTACCGTATTTGAGCTTGATACGCTTGATACAAAGGCTCAGACGGGGTATGACCACTCAACAGGTTCTTTTGCCTCAGACGGGCTTCCATTGGGTGAAATTAAGGGATTCAGATTGCCCGATGTGAAAGCTGCATACAACTCAGTCACGCCAAGAGATGATTTGGACTACCTTATTGCACCCGGACAAGAACACACTAAACGATTAGGGGCGGGGAATCAAGTCAGAAGGGGTGCATTAAGTGAAGATGCTTCCTTCTCAGTAGCTGGCCCTACAAAGCTCACTTTAGCTACTGCATTATCGGGCGGAACACGCTATAACACGGCCTCAGAAGTCAGTATAAACGGTATATTGCTTGGGGACTACCATCTCGGTGGTGGCTCTCCAATACCTACAATTACCTATGTTGGTTCGTCTGCTTACTTCGTAACAGGAAGGGAAGAAGGCGTAGCAGTACCCCGAATCGGCACGGAGTTAGCAACAGTCCCACCTCTCTTGTGTCACGACCCTGAGTATGTCAATTTGGCTGCACGGAATAGTGGGGGTGGTGGTATAACGGCAAGCAACGCAGATTTAGCTCTCCTTGGTGCTTCGAACACCGGAACGGGTGCAAAACCTGACGCATTTCTATGTAATTGGCTTGCCGAATACAATCATCCCGCTTTCTTTGGAACAAGCCGAGAACACTTCCTCACATTCCGCTATCGGGAAGCAGGGATGCCCCGTTCTCTCAACTACCCACCCGTAAGAGGACTGTATCTGCGTAATCATTCACACGCATCCACCACAGCTCAAGCTGAAAACGCACTTCCGATAGAACGACTATATGTGTATCAATGGCTTCAGAATTATGGATACAACGGATTGAATGCTGGAGGACATGGGAATACAGATGGTTTGCGTAGTGCGAATGCTGTCCTTATGGGTCATACTACTGTTAGAGAACCGCACGGCACTATCAGATTACTCAAACAATATGAGAATATAAGATACTCAAGAGGTGAAGGTATAGGAGATGGTATCAATCCAGAGAGAGAAGGTGGTATCATATCTTATGATGTGGATACCGATAGTCAAACTTTCACGAAATATATAGCAGTTAGAGATAGTATGGTCGCCTATGATATGAGTAGGAGATTACCAATAAGGGCATGGGGCATTAGGACAGCTTCAGATGCACTGGATATGTTAGCGGGCGACCCCAATGAAGGCACTAACACACAAGGAGTATATGGTAAGGCAAGATTTGACGGTGGAATACATGATTCCGTTCAGAAAATACCTAACGCCACAGATCACGGTGCTTCTTGGTTCTTCGACAAAGATTACTCCGGTGTTGAGCGTTCAACCCCTATTGGATTAGTCCTTAGCGGGCATACGGCTGATGCTACACCTTACTCAAGCACAGTAAGAAGGTCTAATCTGCCCGTCAATTCGGGAGAGTCACCAATTGGTATCGGAATTACATTAGGACTTGAATCTGGGGGGATGACTCTCCCTACATCCATGCCCGCAGGTCTTTGGGATACAGAATACCTTGAAACACCGTTGAAAGCAAGACCTCACAACAAAGGTTCGGATCCATTCATTGACCTAACGCAATATACTGGTTCAAAATCCTACGATCAATCAAAATCGAGTTCTGCTGTCGGTGAAACAACAGCATTTGGGGTAACAGGTGGCTTCTATCACCTTCGAGGAAATGCTTTGCATACCAATGCGTCAGCAATTGACCATTCAGGGATGCGTCAGCTCGCTGCATCTAACGGTGAGAAGAAAACACACTATCCTACAACAGGATGGGGAGAGGCTACATACAATTCAAGTAATAACGCCACTAAAACCGTGAAAGCAATTCCTCTATCTGAAATAGCCGACCATCGCCAAGTTCAATCAAGAACCGAACCAAGATTGGGATTGATTATTGATACTGAGAATGAAAGAAACCTCAATAAAACGGTTGAATACCAAATTATGGGAACAAAAGCGACCTCTCTAAATACAGACTTATCAGTAGGTCAGCACTTCCCAATCACGCCTTCTTGGGTTGTTAAGACCAAGCTTGAGAAAGACGCATTCACACTTGATGGGGGGGCAGGTAGCACAGTCACCCACTCAAATGAATATGTAGCTCCGACATGGAGTCCAGATAGTGATGATGCAAAGGGAATGGGCGGTGCTGCAATAACGGCACTATCACTCACAGCAGGTGGTTCGGGATATTCTGATGGAACATTAACAGCTTCTGGTGGTGGCGGTTCAAGCTTTGCAGGTACTTACATCGTGAATAAATCTGTATCTGGACTATCTCATAGCGGTGGTTCAGGGGCTTACAGCTCAAGTGAAACGGGGGGAAGCATATCGGTATCGGGTGGTAATCCTACAACGGCTTTTACAGGAACATATACGACTACATCAGATGGTGCTGCGGTTTCTTCAATTTCAATTTCTTCTGCGGGTAGCGGATACAACAACACCAATGCGGGCTGTGGAGTATCGGGTGGGGGCGGTTCTAACTTTGCAGCTACTTACTATGTAGGACACGCACTTTCAGCAGTAGATGTAACAGGCTCAACTGCTATGCGATTGAGTGATTCCTTTGAAGCGGGTTCGTCATGGAGATTATTGATTAACGGTGCTAAAAGTGGTAGCGATTATTATCCTAACACCAATGCTACGCAAGCTATACTAACATTGAATCTAAATGAAGTAACTCAAGTGCTTACAAATAATACACTTTCTGGGGGCAACCATTTCCAATCTAATCACACCTTGTCTTACGAATTACAATTTAACGCAGGTTCACTGTGGGAAGCTTATCCCGGAAATTACCAATTCGGCAACGGTGCGCCAACCGTGACTCTAAACACGGCTGCGAGTTCGGGAACAGTAAGGCAGATCCATGTTACTAACTATGGTTCGGGATACACATCTAACCCCACAGTAACAGCTCCTTTGCTTCTTGGCGGGATTACGCTTGCATCTCTTTCACCGACTCTTGCATCTGCTACTCGTTCTTTGAGTGGTGTATCAACAACTAATGCAGGTGCAGGGTATGAAACAGCACCTACCTTATCTATTCCTCATGGAACAGTAACTGCCTCTATGACCTCAACAGGATCGGTAAAGAGCATTACCATGACAAATGGGGGTTCGGGTTATACTTCAGAACCTACAATCGTATTCAGTAATGCAGGGTCAAATGCGTTAGTGTCCGTAACTGTTGGTTCGGGTACAACAGAAGAACCCGTAGTGCATTCAAATAGCCATGCACTTGACGCTTGGGCAGTTAGGGGTTCAGCAGATTTACCTGCTTGGGGCGGAGTCTATGTCCTTCGTAAGAGCTACCTAAACAGATCACAAGAGGGGTCATTATCTACTGAGATATTCGGCACGGGCGGAAAACCGATGACCAGTCATCCTCGAAGAAAGTATGTTGATTATATCGTTAGACCTGTAAGGCCGTTGAAGTTATTTGGTTTTGCATCAAGCCTTCTGCAAGATGGTTGGACTCATGGTGCGAGATGTAAAACGACCAATACTGATAACATAGCATATCAGCCATTCACAAGAGATGGAAGATATGGTCTGTTTGAAACCGATGTATCTCAAGGACTAGGCAACAGTAGTTTCGTTGGCTCACCCGAAGGTGCATTCACTATGGATTGGCCTGATGCGAATGACTACGACATAGCGTGGCATCTGATTCCAACGGCATCTATGCTTCAATTCTTCAAATCAGACGCAGCTCGAAAAACAATTGACGGTTCATTTAACCCAGAGATAGAACCCCGATATTCTCAAACGCTTCATCCCGGTGGTGGTGAGCCGATATATCAAACACAAGTTCGTTATATCAACGATGGAACAGGCATTGGTGGCGACTTTGCTAAGCACGGATTAGAAGATGAGGTCACGCACATCTCAATGAAATCATTGATGAGAACCTATCCTTCTTTTGAAGTCAAATCCCACTATACTGCGGGTAGCACCTTCCTAATACTTGATGATGCAAGCATACTTCCCTCATCCGGTGTCTTATTCATACCGGGAATAAGCGGCAAGTTTTCTTACTCCGCTAAATCGGGCAACAAGCTCACGCAATCCGGCAACACTATCACAGGATACACATCTGTTGGGGATTTAGAAGGCAAGGTGTTGCATTACACAACCGTAGCCTCACCATCAACCATCAACGACATAAGGTCGCTCACACTACCCTATCCAGTCATACCAACATTAACGGACAACACACTTGTAATAGCTAAATTGGAATCAGACAGCTGGAGAAGATACGATACATCATTAGATTCCGTGAAAGAAACATCTCTAACATATCGTGGCCTATTGGAATACGATCCATCCGACTTTATCATGACCAGTCAAAGGCCATTGAAGATAGCCAACAGTAAGAATATAGCTGAGCTGAAAAACATATCAACATCTATTCAAAAGATAAGAATTGATGGTAGGGAGCTGTCTGAAACATTCTCTCCACCATATCTATTTGATAAGAATGGTATGAGATTGAGAGTAGGTGGAGTCAAGATTGAAAACCACACCACATCCTTAATTTTCAAGAATATCAATGCAGATACATTATCCGATCATGGTTTGGATGTGGAGAATGGTATTCTTCTGGGCCAGTTAGGGTATGTAGGTATCAGAACATCGGATGCAGCTTTGATGATGTTAGATGATGCTGAAGCTGATGTGGCGGGATACAATGTTACACCGACTTCTGCGTTGATTGCTAATGATAGAGATATATCTGATACACTCAAAGCTCATCCTTCATTACGCATCATCAATGACCATTCTTCAACATTCGTAGCTCGAAAGACAAGGGGCATAAGCATCATGGAAGCAATAAAGAATCTGACTCAGTTAGATGGTCGCCAGCTCGTCAATGAAAGAAATGGCGGGCTGATATACGGCAGTAGTACCTTCAAAAATAAGGGTGCTACTATCGGTATGGGGAGTATCGTCAAGTCGGTTGGAGTTAGTCGTATGATAGATTCGCCTAATGAAGTGATTGTTAGTGGTGATGATTTAGCTTCTAATGAGAAGGTATTCGTTGCTATCAAAGACCCAGAAAGGATGAGAAGCGAAGCAGGTAGGGGTGCTACATCCAACTTAGCAAGAGTTCTAAGACAAAACATTCCCGGTTTGAAAACCAAACAGGAAGCCATGAAGTTAGCCAAGTCAATCTTAGCAAGAACGGAGAATACCACACCTGTAATAGAAATCAAGGGTGCTGTTCGAGCTACAGATATAACACCCGGAGATATGATTAACATTGATTTACCACTACATGGTCTAAGGGGAGAATATGCTGTCTTTGAGTCTGAACACAATTACAATCGGCTTGAGAGTAACTTTGTAGTAGGCCAATATGACAAAGGAATTGAAGGTCTGCTGTCCGATCTGCAATCTGTATCTTCAACGAATGAACCAACAGATGAGTCAGCTTCTACGATTGTAGATTTGGTTGAGCTTGCAGTATCTGGGGCTATCAAAGTAAAGGCGGTTCATCGTATATCAGTTCGTTCCGTGAGCAATAGAGGATTCCTCATCGGTGCGAAAGAGGCAAAAGGAATGGGGAAAATAGGTGTGCGTAGTGGGAATAAGCGAGCTTTGCCTATCGGTCAATCAAAATCAATATTTTATGTGGTGAAATAATGCCTGTGTTAGATACTCTCAAGTCAGCTCTTACCGACCATCTCTCCACATTAGTTACAAGGATGACATTGGGTTCAACGGGTGGAGATTCTTCAAGTAAAGACGGTGGGGCGGGTAATCCTCAGATTACAGTTACGCCCAATGTAAGAAGGATAGATGATAGAACCCTATCTGTATCAGCTATATTTGATACTCAGCAATCCTCATCCCAATCAATCAAAGAGCTGGTAGTGCATGGCGACACGGCACTTGACACCCCTGCCTACCGTGCTACATTCATGCCGATTACAAAGGACTCGACCAATGAAATAAAGGTGGATGTTCTACTGGAGGTACGCTGATGGACTCATATTCTCAATTTCGCCACCGCCCCAATTTGCTGAAAAAAGCTGTCAGCATTGACAGGAGGGATAATTGATGGCGGGCTTGGGTCAAGGGCATGAATCTGCGGAACAATCCTATCAGAATGATGGATTAAGAGATACTGATGTGTTAGCCAGTCCAACGCTGACTAACTTCAATGAGAGAGCTTTGTTGAATGGCGTAGTTCCGACTACAATAAATGATTACCACACATCAAACTCCAATCGAAACTCACATACAGTAGGAAATTGCTCGGTATCTAAGACTGGAACAAGTGTAGTGGTTGCAGCGGGTACTGTTCTATTGGATGGTATGTTCTATGAAATCTCAAGCACCACGATAGATATTACATCGGGGGGCAACGCTTCAAAGTTCTTGGGTGGGGCTATACCTACTCTTACGGGTGCGAATTATGAAAGAATACTATTGGTATATGTTGATCCTACAATATCGGGATACATCAAAATGGCCTTTGGCGATGAGATAGACACATCCGGTGGCTCATACCCTCAAAGCCCGTCTGGTCATTTGGTCAATCAATCAGTAGTTCTTGGTTCTTGCAGACTCACATACAGTAGCGGTGTCGTAATTACTACCGTTGAAGATAAGAGGGTGTTTGTAAGACCCGGCCCTGTTCCTCTATCCGCATTAACCAATCACGCATCAAATGGTAGCTTCCCTGCTAACGATTTCATATCAGGCTCACAAGCAGGGACATTACCTGTAGCTAACTTGGGATTCCTATTCGCAAGAGATCCGGCAGGGATTACAAACGCACAGGGTTCAGGGCAACTTCATTTGTTTTGGCAATCCGATCAAGGTTTAGGAGAAAACGCAGGTGGTGGTGGTGCTTACCAGCTGACCCCCACTCATCGGACTTCAAAAAAGATATTTACATGGGATGCGACTTCATCAAAAACAATTACATTTGGAACAGATATTCTATACACACCCTTACAATCACAAGACCAAACGGATTTGTATCTAATTGAAATAACAGCTTTTGATGTTAGCGATACAGGTTCAAATAAACTAAATGATGGTGTTTTGATTCAAGGGCCAAAGGGTGGTGGTGGCACACCTGCCGGAGAGTTCTATGTCGCAAGCGATGGTAATAGTATCACTATCCCTGCTCATACAGGGTACAATTCCGGTGGAGCTGATAGAATCATACTTACTTACACCCATGCGGGGCATAACTGATGTTATCTGGTCGAGCAAGAGCTAAAGCATATCAAGATAAGATTAGTCAAGACTGTCCTGAATGCAATCAACGGGTTTTAGCTATTCGAATAAACGGGTTCTATGCAGGGTCAAGAGATAGGATATTCCTGTGGGAATGCCCTATATGCGAGTCCGTTTGGAAGAAAACTCGGCCTAAAGTCCATGTATCATTGTCCGATGTGGGTCAAGCATGAGCGATGCCTTTGACCAAGCTTGGGGTGTAGCAAAGGCATATCCCCTACTTTGGCCGAAAGAATTAGACAATGACCCCGATTTTGGTGATTTCTTCAATACCAGTGAGCCAAGTGCCTTCACCGTAATTCCTACTCAGCAAGGTCGTAGTAAAGGAAAAGGAGCTGCAAGCTTTGTTCGTTTGCCTAATCTATGGAGGGGAACATCAAGGAGAAGGAGAAATGAAAGCCCAGACGATAAAGAGCTGAGGCTTATTCACGATTATTTGGAATCTGATGTGCATGAAGATGTTCATGTTGCTATGGATAATATCGGAGAAACATCAGATGTTCCGCTTCATAATGAAATCCCTGCTACTATCGGCCAAGCACTACAATTTCAAAGAAGGCCAAGACACTTAGATCCTCATGACAAAACATGGGAGAATATTGATGCAGGGGTATCACCTACTAAGACAGCCGTTGATACTGCTTTTGGGCTTGCACCTCATCATCATCAAGCAAAAAGGGGGAATTACAAATGGTAACTGACCCTTTTGACGAAGCTTGGGATGTAGCTAAGGGCAAGTTCCGAGGATATTCTCGAAACAATATTAGCGATAGAGATAGCAAGGCAAGCAAAGCCCGTGCATGGAGTCAATCACGCAAGAATAAGCGTAAAAGAACCAGTAGAAGGTATAATCGTAATAAAACAAGAGGTAATGTGCGACCTAAGATGAGAAGGCAATTAGGGGCAGGTGGCTCAAGAGAGCAGGTGGCTAAAGCAGTAAATATTCCTGATTTGTCGAGTTTGAATCTTGGTAATATGTATGCAGGTCTTGGTGGTTCTGAGCTTACACAATATCGGCCTTTAGGCTTGGGTGGCTTCATGGGGGCAGGTAAGCAAAGAGGACACAATGTCCAGTCTTTTGACTGGGGGATGCGTGAAGATGGCATTACTGATGCCGAGCTAAAACAGAATGATCCCAACTATCACTATGACGATATTACTGAAGGTTCGGTTTCTGCATTAGCAGATAGGGTTCTTGATCGGTTTGATGGGGATTACATACACGGTCTAACTGCCGGAACACCATGCAAGGCATTCAGTATGGGTGGAGAGAATGTAGGTTGGAAATTAGAAGAGGATTCTATTCAAAGATTATGGGATAAACTCTATCCCGGTCAAGATTATCCAGAAGTTACAAGAGATATGAGAAGGACATTCACACCTGAAGCTTTGGCGTGGAGTAGGGGTAGCATCCATAGCCCCAAAAGCATCAAAGGATACTTGAATAGCATAAGAGGTCAAGAAGGCGGTTGGGGTATGCCCACCTTTGTTCCTCGTAGTATTGATGAGATAATGTTCGATTCATTTGGTGAGCCAAGAATTAGGCACGGCAAGGAAATGACCGAGAGTGCAGCTGAAAGGATTCGTGGTAATACGCAGACTGGTGTTGATATGCTAGAGAGAACGGTTGCCCTGTATGATGAATTAAAGAGAAGAGGAAAATTGGGTTATGGATTCATTGAAAACCCAATGGGTAAAATGCGATATATGAATCAAATATCTCATTTGCCTCTCCATGCAATATCGGCCGCATCGTATAGAGAACCCGCACATTCAAGATTATTCGGCCTACCGCCTGAACCCGATGAGTTTGATATGGGAGCTTACATGAGGCATACAAGACCGAATATGGATATTTCTGGTTTGCCACCTTTGAAGATGACTGATTTATTTGGCGATTTGCCCCCGCAAATGACATTACGGCCTTCATTGAAAACAATGAATGTGGCGGGTGATTTGTATGCTCATGGGCCGAGAGGAAGTATAGATGAATCAATACAGGGGATGAAGGGATTACCTGCTAACACATTGTTCGCAGGTTCTCCAAAAATAGATCCGTATCATGTTCGCTCAATTGCACCATTCCAATTGGGCAAGGATTTTGTTCAAGCTCTTGAGTCGGATTATGAGATACCTGCACCTATCCCTCAATATAGAAAACAATTAGACCAGAATAGAGCATTACGGGAATTAGCTGATGCTGCTCGAAACAAGACCCTGTTTGATTATTGATTTTCATTATCCTCAAATAATTCTGGATTCTCAATCCAAGCTTGAGGTAGGATATGGTCGTATATGTCAATTGGTATGGTTTCTAACCTTCCTGTATCGGGGTCAATTATCTTCACACGCTTCTTTCTTCGCAATTTATGACCAAACTTAGCTACCATTTCACATTCAGCACATAGGCTCTTAGCTACGCTTCTAAATCTTTGATTGAACCATTCCTCAAACAGCTCAAAGGAATTGAATATCCATGAGAGATGAGGAAGCCATGTCTGCTTTACGCCATTCCACCGTATCACTTCTCTCATAGGGTATCTTCTCTTTGCGAGGCTGAAAGCTTCAGCACCAGTCAATCCAACGGCATCCATCAAATCAATCGTCTTGAAATTGATACTGTATGCCTTTGCTAAGAGCTGGTAATCTAACTTTGTTGAGTTATATCCCATCAATGTAGTATCTTCTGGTAGCTCTTTCAACCAATCTTCTAATTCAGATAAGCTCAGCATCTCCGACTCGTATCTCTTGTGTTTGATTGGTTTGTTCAACACATCTGAGAATACAAAGAAGCAATCACCACTAAAGAAAACCGCAGTATCAATGTGAAACTTGTCTAAGTTTGAGTAGTCCTTATCTGGATCTTCGCTACTAAATATTCTGAAAGCAAGCACCTTTTCTGTATTCATCCATGTAGGTAATCTTGACCATATTCTCATGTTATCACCAATTCATTTGGATGTATGCGACCCTACCCTTCATGTGCCTCTCGGCAGTATTGTTCTGTATATGCTTATCCAATCGCCTTTGTGCCGTCTTGACGCTCACATCGTTTAGCTGAGCATACACGGATTCAAGCTCGGCTTTCTTAACAACTTCTCTACCAGTCTTAGGGTGAATCTCCTTAGACACTTTGTTGAATGCTTGCTTCCATGCGTGTTGCTCGGCCTGTGTCCTCTTTCGGGTCTTGACGCTTTGCTTCTGTTCCAACCAAATGATTGTGTTATACAGATTGTCATAGATAATTTCCTTAGCCATCATCACATACTCCGCAGTAATGACTGAGCTTTTCATGATTGAAGCTATGTGATTAGCCATTATTACTGTGTAATTCTCAACATTAGGTAGGAAGCTGGTTGCCGTATCTCTAATCTCATCGTTTGATATGCCTCTTACCAAATCATAGTAGTCATCAACGGCATTTAGCAAAGCAGCGTGGTATGATGGGCCAACGCTGAATATATCGTATGCGTGTCTGATAGCAGTATCCTCACGCTCGCCATCAGATAGTGCATTCCACTCTTCCTCAGTCAAGCCCGCAGCTTTGAACAGTCTGCTTTTGACTTCATCCCTGCATTCCATGAGATACTTAGCTAAGTCCTCATACCCCCATAGCTTATCAGGAACAGGAACATAAGTGCCGGACATACGGTGTTCGCTTGTAGTCTGCCTTGTTTCCATCGTTACATCGTTTTGATAAAAGAATACACGCTGAAAGAATCCCTTCTCAAGCACATGAACCATAATGTCCTTTGGCGGGAATGTGGTCATCCACATAGAAACGCCTGATGGTGTCCTTACTGTTCCAGATACCAAGTGCTTGACCAACACATTTGTTTCTGAACCAATCGGAGCCATGGCCTGTTGTAGATAGAGTATCTTATCTGAGAAATACGCCTTCTGGTCATTCAACAACACGCTTGCTTCATCAAAGGTCAGCGATTTGTATCCATTCAACAGACCGGGAACAACTTCGTAATCCACTTTGCCTGTTGGCTTACCATCCTCATCATACAATGGGACTTCTTTGACCGTACCTATCATCTTAGCATCAGAACCTGAGCTGAACATTTCTGTTTCAATTTCGCATAACTTCAGTATCTTGGCAAGAAACTCATAGGCAACAGATTTACCGGATCGAGAACCTTGAACCCAATACACATGGAATCTGCAATCAACAAAAATACCGTGAATAGGTATTCTCATGTATGGGGCGCACATCAAACCCATAGTGAAAAAGAAAGACAGGATACCTGCATATTCATTGAAATAACTAACGCTATTGAACCTGCTAAGATATTCCTTTAGAAACTTTGAACCCTCATAATCCGATGAAATTAACTTGTAATCACTCCACTTCCTTGTAGTTTGAGTTTCGTTTCGGAGTAGCATGGGAATCACTGGGAATGTTCGGTAGTATCAACTGATTATAACACCTTACTCAAGACCGAGCCATTCTGACCCTTTCGCTCGCCATTTTCGTTTCGCTATTTAGAACCTCAGAAATACGGGTTGCTCGAATCTTACCTAAACCTACAATCTCCGTCAGCTCTTTGACTGATACTGAGCTAATCTCAGCTACAGACCCAAACTTCTCAAGGAGCTTGTGAGCTATGGCTTCGCTTGCCCCCGCAGCTCGTAGTGTATCCACCCTCATATCCTCAGAAGTGGTTTTTCTTAGAACACGATATGTGGATGATGAACCAAGCGTTCCATCCTTCTCAAATCTTTTACAGATGAATCGAGCTGCCGATGATCTATCGGGCAGGGTGATGATTTGTATGTCGTAGTCCGTGCAATACCTTGCTAAAGAGCCGACATAGCTTGACCATGCCTGTTGGTATCTGATTTTCCTACCACTCTTCATGACTTGAGTAAGATACTGGTCAAGAGTACCCCATACCAATAGTATTGCATTGTTGTAGTTATCATCCAGATTGTTGAGCTGTTGCTCAAGATGCCCACTCATCATGCTACCCATGTAGTCATGAATGCTCTTTGCTTCTATGCCTACGCTGTTGAATGCGTAGTCAGCAATCATGTTCTGCTTAGTCTTGTGATGCAGACCATCTTTCTTGTCAATATACTTCTTCACTAAGTCCTCTAATCCAGATCGCTCTCTATTATCAATAAACAATACTTTTGTCATACGCTCGCCCCTATTCTTTCCGCCCAGCTCAATGCAAAATTGATACAATTCCTACAACTTGACGCACAGTCTGGTAATTTGACACACTTTGATTCGTCTTTTCTTGCTCGAAAAGACCAAGCCATAGAATCAGCAGATGCGATATATTCCTTTGACTTGACCAATCCTAACTTCTTCACACCAAATGCGTGAAGCTTCAGATTGTATTTGCCTGTTGAAAATGTCTTGAGGATATGTGAAATCTCATCGGTGTTTTGCCTTCTACATACAGAACCTATACCCACCAATGGTTCGTCTTGAAGATTCACGCCATGTTCAACATATAGCTCAAAGCAATCTTGATACTCATTCATCTCAAAACCCTGCAAAACGGGAATAATAGGTAAATCAGGTGCAAGGCTTTTCAGCTTGAGATAATTATCAACAGTAAGCTTTTGATGTTCCTTTACCGATAGCCCTGTTTTTTCAATCATGTGCGGTTCGCACATCCAGTCTTGAGGTGCAATAAAATCAAAGCTCAAACCTATATCACTCATCAAACGCCTAATTCCAGCCACATATTCTTGAGGCGTTACAGTCCATTCGCCATACTTTTCCAATTCGGTGAAGCCACCGGAATCTAAGGCCAATGGTGCTTTCTGCTCAATTTTCTTCTTTCTGTTTTTGAGCCACCTGTAAGATACCATCAACGGGTGATTCGTTCTTTCAATATGTTTCAACTGCCATGTTCCAATATAAAACTCATTCAAGATTGACACCCCCGTTTTTCATTAGACAATCATAACACACCTTATGTTCTGGATCCCAAACAAGATTACGCTTCTTTTTGCATTGATGACAAGTCAGCATTTGGTATGGGTTAATCATCCATCCACCTTCTCTAACCAATGTTCCCATTCAGAACCGAAGCGATAGTCTGCCTTCTGATTATCACTTAGCTTATTCACGAAGGCAGCCATAGCACCACAATGAGAGCATTCCAATGTTACTAACATACCTTCGCCTTCCAACCCCATTTCCTCAAAGGGTATATCTGACTTCCACAGTAATTGTTCGCCACAAAAAATGCAAGAGCAGACACCTTGAGGCACTACAATATTACTCATTATCCTCACCATTTATCTCAGCTACAGACATACCTGATTCATGGATTAAGAAGGCTCGATTTAGCATATCAGTAATCATATCTGCCCATTCAGGATCCATAGCTAATGCTACAACATCTGCTTGGTCTTGACTTTGCCTCATCTGAGGGTGATGGCATATCTCAGTAACACCCGTTGATACATTCAATCTGAAAGACCAAGGCAGTATGTCTTTGATTTCTTCCAAATCCTTTGCATATTCTTCCTCAGTCTTGTCGCCACTCTTTAGGCTCTCAAACAATTCTCTCGCTTTCTTTTTCCTTATTTCATCTATGTCGTCTGTCATAATTATGTCCCCTTTCCATCGTAATACGGGCAACGCCCTACACATAAGCCCTCGCTGAAAAGCTTAGGGCAACTGGGAGTTTTGTAATACCTGTTAGCACCGTGAGATAACATTTGGTGCGTAACACTTGGTTTGTAATCTGACCATTCAAGTGATTTGATGAATGCGTGAGCTTTTGATACTGCCTCTTTGTTTGATATTGAGCTGGTTTCGGGTGGCCGTGCGAATCTTCTGAAGTAATCAAGCAGATACATCATGAGATACACACGGGGCTGATGTGCAGGGTTATCACCTTTGGTGCAAGCCGCAGCGTGAAGGCAGGGTAGCATTGGTATTCCCTCTATATTCTTCATATCCACCGAAATCTCGTCAGCGTCAAACTTACCAAAGAATCCTGTCAGTCCTGTCATACGATATTCTGGGTCATCAATTTTGATTAGCTTGAGAGGCATACCTCTCTTACCCCTAATGTGCATACCGCTTGACGGCTTCTCAGCCTTCAATATGATAGCATCCCAACCTCTTGATAATAACTCAGCAGATACTGGTATAGACCAAAGCCCCCTCTTTACATTGTATGTGTTGGGGATTCGAATATGTCTATCGGGTCTGAATGATACGACAGGATCAAGAGATACCAAATCCAAATCACGAACCCACTTATTCACAATCATCCTTCCAGAGAACAACAACTGACTAAGCTCATCCGGTGGTAAATCGTATGTCTTGTCTAACAGAACCCAAATGTGGAATCCGCCACCGCTAAAGAATACCGTGTGCTTCCAACCGTTATCCAATAAATGTGCAGATAGCTTCCAAGTATCCTCAGCACATCTTTCTCCAGCTTCTTCATCAGACATACCTAACTGTTCTATGGCCCTGCCTTTGTCAAGATCCACTACGAAATGAGGAACAATAGCTGTGGTATATTCGCATCTTTTACCTCCCGGCTTAGTTTCTTTGAAGGGATATACGGTCACGGTTAGGTTTGCTTTACCGTTAGTGTTTGAGATGTATCTTTGAAACTCTTTCTTGGAATGGATGACTCTCCTTACACGCATATCCACTTCTCTTGGATAACCATCGAAAACGCTACTCATCATCTGCCCCCTTCTTACAAGTACAGGCTGCAAATAACATCTGTTTGAGCTTTGAACGCTGAAGGTTAGCCTCATTTGAGTATTGAGAATGATATGGGCAATTAGGGTCTGACATTTACTCATCCTCCCAAGGTATTGCTGTTGCACCATATCGTGGGCAGAACGCCTTGACCCTGCACCATGGCTCACAAATGTATGGAACAGCACCTAACGGCTTCAATAGAAAGCTATCTCCGTTATAGCTACCGTCATACCCTTGATGTGATTTGATTAAATCGCTAATGTCCTTCTTCATTAGAGCTATTTCTGGTGACTTTACGGTTTCAATGACTCTAAACACACGGTCATCGTATTCTTCAAACAAACCACCTGTATGATCCCACCCCCAGTATGATGTATTCACGCCTTTCAACTTGGGATGGTCGCAGATAGTAAGAAGATAGACATAGAACGCCATCTCCTTACGCATTGATTCCCATTTGCTTTTCTTATCCTTGAATACACCCGTTTTCAATTCATGAAGATGAATAGCTCCATCCTCATCCATGAACATCCTATCTATTATCCCGGTAAGATGTACCTTTTGACCGTCTATCTCAACCAAAGCATTCAATGTAATTTCATTACCGACTGGTTTGAAATATTCAGGGTTGCTAACCATGAATCTCTTAGCTTCAGCGACAAAGAGCTTGTCGAGATGTTCTTGCTCTCCTAGCTCAAAGACACCCCTCTTAGGACTGGAATTAGGTATGAATGTTCGAAAGTGCTTGAGGACTTTTTCATAGCCGTGCTTCTTTAGAGCAACGGCATCTTCAATATCAAGGTCGTTGTAAAAGTCCTCAGTAGCATCATGCACATTACTTCCCCGTATCATAGCTTCAGTTTCTGGTTCTTTGACACCAAGAACCCGCTTGATGAAGTATTGTTGTTGGCAGAAGCTGTAATCGCCTACTGATGACTTAGACATTCTGAGTATAACATTCTCCGGCATACCGGGATGATATTGGTAGCTGGATTCTAAATCAGGATGACCCGGCACGGGATATGATCGTGCAGGTCTGATTTCCATTCCTCTCACTCCGATGAATCCTTTACATCATCGGGGTGTGAAAACGAACCATCTCTTAATCCCGGCCAACCATACCATGCTGAACCTGCGGGATCTCTTCTGAATATCTTGACCCTGCCTGTTGCATACAAGCTCGCTCTATTCTCAACAAGAGTAGCAAAGGACTCACTAACGCCTGTTAGCTTACCTGTCGCATCTCTTTCTTGAACCACTTCACCGACTACTAATTGTTGCAGCTTACCTTCTGTTCCGTCTAACCAAGCAGGTACTTCGCCACCTACAACGACATTACCATCGCCATCGTAGTTTTTCTTCATGTGAGTTAGAAGATAGACATGAACGCCTCTTCGAGATAACTCTTGAAGTGCCGTAATAGCTGAATAATATCTCACCTTTCTGATGTTCCAATTGAATCTACCTGAGCCAAGAAGCTCTTTGTGAGGCTTACCCGATACAGATATTCCATCAACACCTAATCCCAAATCCTCAACCTTCATGAGAGTTTCACAGATGTTTAACCATTGGTCTGCACCGTCAAAAACTACGGTCTTGAGATAAGGACTGGGCATACGGCCATGCTGTCTAAAATATTCATTCTGCTTATCTGCCATTTCTATCTGCGCTCTTAGAATATCCATGACCTTCTGATATGTTGCAGGGAAATCGTAAGGTATTCTGCTTGTACTGTCGGGGTCAATAACCCAAGGGTCTAGCACAACAATGTTAGCTGAGCCACCATGATGAGCTGACTTGGTTGTTTCACCCGCAGTATCAAAATCATGTAAATGAACCTCAGCACCATTGGCTTTTTCTTCATCAGTCAATGAATCAAGAGCCGAACCAGTCTTACCCGATTTGGGTGGTGCAGCCCAACCAACAAACACAGGTGGCTTGTTAGATAGGTGTGCTATGTTTCTCGCACCTTTGATTTGATTCCATGCAGGGTTGCTACTGTGAGTCATCCAATTCTTCTGGGCCTGTGCAGGTTTAGTCTGCTTAACTACAACAGGTTCTGGATCAGCTTTGGCGATTTGCGGAGCTACGGGTGGCGTAGGTGTTGATGCACCTGTGGCCTTCTTGTATTCCTCTTCAAGAGCTTCCATCTCATCCAACATCTCATCAGGCATACCATCCTTTAGCTCGGATACGAAATCATTCGTAGGAGCTTCTGGTACATTACCCTCAAACCCCGAAGGGAGATTGAAGGACTGGGTAGGTGTTTTTGATGGCTTCTTCTCGATTGCGCCCTTTTCTGAGCTGGTATCAATCGGTTCAAAACTCTCAAAGAATCCTGTTCCACTCACGGCAAGCCACTCCACTTGTCGTCTGAGTTACCAAATCCATCAAATTGGGCAACATCGTTAGTGTCGGCAGGTGGGGGCGGAGATACGATTGAGCGTAGCGGTAGTGCATACACATTCAATCCATCCATGTTGTAGTTAATATCTCCAGAATCACGGCTAATCCATGTCCTTGTTTGAATAACGCACCATACCCTTGAGCCTTGTTGGTAGTCATGCCAACCATCTTCCTTCTTTACCTTGTGAGCATGATGGTCATTCACATGAGTAGCATTGAGATTTACCCATACGCCTGAGTTAGATGGATCTTCCCTTCTCAAGCTTTGATTAGTCAGAACGATAGGATGCCTTGCACCACCTTCTGCATACTCATCGGGCTTACCATCAGAATTGATGTAATCTACTTCACCCATAACGGCAAATATCGGGCCAATTTCTCCACCGTTGTTCATGGTGATTTTATTCTCGGCTGAATCGTGGTAATTCATGTAGTCCTCAAGAGGGCATACAGGAACGAATTGAGCTATGTATTGGTCGGGTTGGAACATAGCGTTGGCCTTAGACAACGATTCTTCTGGAACCCAATCAAGACCATAGTTAGGGTCAAGGTTGCGAGCTTCTAAGATTCTTTCTTCTGTACCCCATGATGTTGCTTCTTCTGCTCTAAAGCTGATTGGGACATTCATCACTAGCTTAACATTTGCCGCATCAAAGGCACACTCCAATATGACTGGAGCTTGTGGGCCTTCGGATAGAAACTTGTCAATGGTATTACCGGAGAACACCCATCGTGCCTTCCAAAGATATGCAATCTTTGGCTTACGATCTTGCTTCAATAGACAAATGTTAGCCACGCCACTATTGATTGGTATAACCCAATTCGGTGGGTTCTCTTGCGTTCCGGGTTCAGTATGCAATCTGTTATCAGTCGCATCAACGGCAACCCAATTGCCGTTATCGAAATAAACACGGCCAATGGGGATATTCTTATCGTTATTCACGATACCATACTTGAGAACATTATCCATGTTGATTTCAGCTGCATCAACGGCATTCTGCCTTTGCCTTCTCATGTTGTCTTGCCTACCTAAGTATCCGATAATCATACCAACTTGTGTTTCACCTGAGCCACTACCGCCACCTGCTCTCCTTGCTGATGCTGCGTAGTATTGCTTGAATACATCCAATTTGTCGTCTTTGTCCCAGTTATCTAATGATTCGCCCTGTGCGACCCATAAATCGGATAGAGCTGTTTTCAGCCATTCCGTAAATGCTGTTTCAACCTCATCCTTAGACAATCCTCTTTCTTTTGCTGTTGCTTTCAATTCCTGTGCGTATGTCATTCTCTTCTCTCTCCAATTACTGTTCGGGGAATCTTCGGATAGTCATACAATACTTAACATCTCACACCCAATAGCTGTTCTAGGTGTGATATTGTAGCTACAACTTCATCATGCGTTGTTGGCTGTGTAATTTCTCCATTAGTAACTCTAACCATTTCTATACCATAAGAAGTAGGAGATAAATCTTCAATACCATCTATGGCCTCAAGTAGTAATGATATTTCATCGGGCTTAGAATACGACCCTCTTGCTTCCACACCGATGTTATCTAAAGCTCGAAGAATACTTTTGTTAGTCCTATTGAACCATAATTCTGGTCTGATTATGTATCCACAGCTAATCTCTTTGGTTATCTGACACTTGATACCACCACGAAGATTGGTCGCCAACACAATCAAATCTTTGATTTCTGGTGTTAGCTCCATCCAATTTCCTCCACACCTATTACATCTGAAATGCCCGATGATGGACTTCCTTTGACTATATTACCTGATATGTATGGGCCGTAATCACCCCACCCCGCAGCATCAACAGCTACTTCAACAAAGCATGGAACATCAACTCTAATGTTCTCCCCTTCTTGCATCTTGTAAGTGGATTCTATGTGTCTCTTGATGTATTTTGTAGCTTCAGCATTTGATTCTAGCTCGCCAAGAGGATAGTACCCTAATCCATCTCTTGCAGATACAGTCCAGACGGGATAAGGTGCAGATCCAGTCTGAAGCTGAACCACCTTACCATTAGTCACTCTCAAAACTCTTGGCTTTTTCTCAGCTCTAATCAGAACCAACTCATCGGATGTATTCTCATAAGACAATATCCCCCTCGCATTTCTTAGCACTACCGGGTTCTTTTCAGATAACTCAACAACCGATAATGGATCATCTAATTCAGTAAGAACCTTGATTGCCCATCGTGCTATTGTTTCTTTAACCCACTTCCTACGAGATTCAAATGACATTTTCGTATCATCGGGCGTGAGCCAATCAACAATCAACAACGGATTATCTCTCATCTCAGCATAATCGCACAGGTAAATCCCGTTTGGTATGTTAGCACCCTGCGCCCAACCTCTCAATGTAGTGGGGGCTTCCGGCAACTCGCCACCCGATGCCGTGAATCCCAAACATTGGTTGTCATTGATATGTATAGTTACCCACGCACCTTCAGCATTTTCAACAAAACATTTGGTGAATTGGATTGAGGCGGGGTCATCAACAAAGGTCGGAGATGGAATCACCAAAGGCCAACCGTTTCTGGGCCTAATTACTTCATACTCAAAAGCCCCACCCGATAACAACATGGCCGTTTTCTTCAAACCAGTTAGGTTGATTGATGAACGAATATGATGGAATCTCTCTCCATTAGCCTTAGCAAGCCCAGAAATAATATCACGCCTCTTTGCAGGGCCACCCCTAACACTTAACCTATGCAAAAACACCTTCATATCTCGACTGTTGAGTTTGAAGAATAATGGATGAAGAAGCTTAGACCTTGTTTCATTGTCTATGTTTGGTTTCAATATGCCTTCTATGCGAGTATAAGCAGATAACATAGACATATCCGTAACTTCGCTTTCACAAAGCTGACTGAGCAACACCAATGGATCTGGACTATCCTCAACCTCAGATGGGAATGCACCAGTCAGCAGGTAATACATCTCACGAAAATCCTCATCAGACAATCTAAACTCAGAAGCTGGAGAATAGAAGAAAAAGGCCACAGGCCATTGATTGCTTGATGCGGCAATTAAATTGTTAGCAATTAAATCTGAACGGTTTCGAGCTTTAGTCAAGACTCTCCATGTTTCTGCGATAGCTCGGTATGATAGCATCGTAATCACCAATAATCAGACAGTCTAATCTGCCCCAATCTAAATCCACTTGCGATAGATGCGACTCTATTTGGAATTAAAGCTGCAAACTCTTCATTCAATTCGCAGATAACTGCATTTCTATTGTGTAGTATTGCGACACCTGCTGTTGTTCCCGAACCCCCAAACGGATCCAAAACAACTGAAGAAATGACTGGATGTTCATCAAGAGGCATATCGCTCTTGTATATCTGCATAATCTTGATTCTATCTTTTGTTTTGTTTTCTATGATTCTCTTCTTTACATCACTTGCAGGTTGAGCCATTGAAGATTCGTAATCCTTCTGATTATCTCCAAAGTACTCTCCCTTTGTAGTAACGCCCCATGTCGTTTTAGCCACCTGTGCAGGTGTCATCTCAGCAGGGATTACTACTTCTTCCATCACTAACTCACCAAAGCATTCACAACTTGGTTGCCAATCATTTCCTATTCTTGTATATGGTGAGCCACATTCGCCACAGCAACCGTGAGCTGATGTTGAAGCTAACACGCATGGTTCAATCAGCTCTGGTGGAAATACTGCGAAGTGTGCGCCTTTGTATGGCTTGGTAGTAACAGTCCATACTGAACGCTTGTTTCTACCACTACCATTTGATACCCATTCATCACCACCAATCCCACCAGATACTGCTTGATGGTCTGCACCACCCTGCCTACTTCTGAAGCTATTGCCTGAACGACCACCACCATCTCTTTCTTTGATTGCTACATGATCGTAGTAATACTTCTTGTTCTTAGTGAGTAGGAATATGTATTCATGGGATTTAGTAGGTCTATCTTTAACACTCTCAGGCATGGGATTAGGCTTATTCCAAATAACATCTGAACGCAGATACCAACCATCAGCTCGTAATGCGAAAGCAAGCATCCAAGGTATTCCAATCAAGTCTTTTGGCTTGATTTCATCGTGAGTCCTATCTGTTGGCCTTGTCTTGCCCTTACCGCCTGTTGCATTATGATGAGCTTTGTTCAGACTGTCTGTTCTCGCAGCTTGGACTTCTGCATCTTTCATACCGCTACGACCTTTACCGCCCCAGTATGAATCACCTATGTTCAGCCATAAGCTACCTGTTGGCTTCAGCTTCTTTCTTACCAGTCTAAACACTTCGACCAAGTTTTCTATGAATTGCTCAGGCGTATCTTCCAAACCTATTTGCTCATCAATCCGTGTAGCACCGCATTTTAGACAGGCGTTTGATTTACCGCCTCTATGAGCCACTTCGGGTCTGAGAACATTCTTACCCCTCTTAGGATCATTCCATTTGGTATCCATAGATACTGTATGCTCGCAGTTAGGGTCGCCCCCTTCCCATTCAGCCGTTCCGTAATCTCGAAGGCCGTAATATGGCGGAGATGTTATGCAAGTATCAATGGACTCATCCTCTAATTCATGTAATGAATCGAGGCAGTTACCTAATAGCAACCTGTAGCTCACTCAGACCCCCCTAAGAAATCAAGAAGCGATGGTTGTTTGATTCTCTTCATAGTCAAATCCTCAGTTATTTCGTATTCACCCGAATGAGCTATCCTTGCCCGTGCGATTTTCACATAATTCTCATCCATCTCTATACCAATGAAGCTGAATCCTTCCAAGTTTGCAGCTATCCCGGTTGTCCCACTACCCATGAATGGGTCAAGTGTGATGCCGTTTGGTGGTGTAACAAGCCTACACAAATATCTCATCAAATCTACTGGTTTGACTGTGGGGTGGGTATTCTTTCTCAGAATGCCCCCTCTATTACGAGGATTGTTAGCTCCATCCTTTGATGTATCTTCTCTATCACTAACATTCTGAGCTTCAAAATTATCCAACCCTGCTTCTTTCTCTTTACCCGATGGTTTGGCGCAATAGAAGAATCGAGATGCACCGCCTTCATCGCCAATCTGGAATGTATGTCTTTCTTGTTGAACGCCATAGGTATTGAATTGCCCGCCTTTAGCTATTGAATCCATATCTCCTGATTTCAAATGCCCGCTTTGCTCATCAAGAGCCTCGCCCGCTTCTTCATCAAGAATCACATTTGAGGGGAATCTACCTTGTTTTGGTTGATAGAAGAATCGAGATGCACCACCCAATCCGTCAAAGACACCGTTTGAATCACCTTCATTCTTTGATGAGGTACTCCATGAATTACCTGTTCCGCCTGATGTTGTTGTCTTTCTTGTAGCACTCATCATGTTGCCTACATTTGGTGCTTGCTCGTCAAGAATCTCGCCAGCTTCCTTATCCATAATTACATTCGCAGGGAAGCGACCTTTACCTATGTCTTGAACACCGAAATTGCCCCCATGTAATTTGTTTCTTTCTTTACCTGCATTTGAGCCATCAATTCGTGAAGTGCCACCTTCTGCACCAATTCGGCAACCATCAATGTTTATCCCACCAGTCCCATGCTCAAGCACATTCTCAATTACTGTGCCGTCAATAGGCTTACGAGCTACTACAACAGGCTCATGAGCTGGTTTGAGAGCTGTCCCCCAACCTTCCCATTCTTTCGCTTTGGGTGATGTGGCTTTAGTAATATCATACTCGCCACCCATTTCACTTGAACCGCCTGTACTCATATTGTAAGATGTTAGATGTGTTTCTGGTGAGCCACTACGACCTATCCCAATTACTTCTGATTCTACACCTTCGGCCTTGTCTATCGCCTTGCTGATGTTCAATGACTTTGGGAATCCGCTACCATAAATCCACATGATTTGATCACGAATCTCAAACCCCGCATCCTCGACATTGACAGCTAACCTATGATATGTCCTTGAACCTGCAAATGCGAGAAGATGACCTCCGGGCTTGAGAACCCTAAGAGCTTCTTTCCAGATTTCAACTGAAGGCACATCATAATCCCATTGTTTGCCCATAAAGCTGAGTCCGTATGGTGGATCGGTCACAATTGAATCAACCGAATTATCCGCCATTTCCCTCATCGCTACTAAACAATCATTACAAATTAACTGACTTGATACCATACATTTTCACCTCAAAAGTCAAAGATAGATTTCTGCTCAACACGCACAGGCTCTTGTCTATCCTCAAGGCCATCCAAGATACCATCAACAGCTTCGATGCCCATAGCAATCCATCTCATGACTGGAACGGCCATTGAATTGCCGAGAGCTTTGTATCTCACACCATCAGGGCATTCCTCAGCAGGTTTGCCCCGCCATGGTATCTGCGTGTAGTTATCTGGGAATCCCTGCAATCTCTCACATTCAATAGGTGTTAAACGCCTAACTACATGATGTGCTTGCGTGGCCTTTGAAACAAGTGTTTCAGAACCACCGCCCTGCGCCCCACCGGATGCCCTAACAGTACCCGCAACATCTGATTCCTTGTATTCTGTTTTCTTGCCGAACCCAGATGCAACTGCTGATTCATCTTCTGCAACCAATGGAACATTACCTCTATCTGCATTTGCAGCTAATGTGGGAGCTACACCCTCAAGCTCATCGTGCCTTGAGGTCATGAAATGGTTATCGAAAAGCTTCCGTTCCTCAGTTTGGAATACTGAATGATTACCTGCCGTGTCTAATGTAGGGCATGGGTCGCCCTCTTTACCTATGCCAAGACCATTCTGAGCTTTGGTTCTCGTAGTCTTATCATGAATCGGGATTGCCGATGTTTCTGATACCAATGGAAGGTTGTTGCCCCCTGTTCCAGCTCTTGCTGTGATAGTAGGGCTTACATCAACCTCAGATACTCTTGAGTCTGTTCCATGATTCTCATACACCTTCTGCGTTATACCCATGAAATTGCCCTTATCAGGCATGGTTTGGTCTATGGATCGTGTAGTCAAGGTGCTTGTCTTGTCTGTTCCATCCCAAAACTCACCGATTATCTGACGCTCAATACCTGCTCTCTCTCCTGTGCCTTTACCGTATGAGGCATCAAGAGTATTACTTACAGGGCCATGTAGTGGTTCTTGATTAGATGTAGCTACAGCTTGACCTTGACCGCCAGCTCGAAGTGTTGGGAATACATCTTCTGATGGTTGGGCATCCAATCCTTGAGTATGAGAAAAACCAATCATTCCTCTTCCGTCTGACTGTTTTGAGTCCTCTCTTTCAATGCCCTCTCCAATAAAGGAGGCAAGACTTTGCCCCGCCTCTTCGCCCGGCGGAGGATTCCCGAACAAGCTCTCTCGCTCAAATAATACCGAGAAGGGACTTCGCCAATCTCCTGAAGAATGTCCGACAACGAAGAGTCGCCTCCGTCTTTGGGGGACTCCGAAGTACTGAGAGTCCAAAACTCGGTAGGCGAACCCATACCCGCATTTTGCCACTTCCCCAAGGAAGGCCGCAAAATCCCTTCCTCCGTCAGACGACAGTAATCCGGGGACATTTTCAAAGATGAACCACGCTGGTTTAATTGCCTTAACAGCCCCAAGGAAGTGGAGAGCCAAGTTACCCCTTGGGTCATCCATTCCAAGTCGCTTACCCGCAACGGAGAAGGATTGGCATGGGCTTCCTCCGACAACGAGATCTGCTTTTCCTTCGTACTCACTCCAATCCACCTTCGTTACATCGCCTCTATCAGGCACATCGGGGTAATGATGTGCAAGAACCTCTTTTGGAAACTTATCAAAGTCGCTGAATGCGACAGGCTTCCAACCAAGCTCATGCCAAGCAACCGTAGCTGCCTCAATACCACTAAACATACTGACATATCTAATCTCACTCTTCCTCATTCATCCACCCCGATACCAAGCCGTCATACAGGGGTTCAACATCATCGTAATTATCTCCACCACATACCTTGATGATTATCTCTTTGCATTCCGGTTTCTTCCACCATGCACCTTCTTTACCAGCTCTCCATACAGTTAGTGGCCTACCAAGTATTTGTAATGCAATATCATTCATATCAGATATTGAGATAGGGTTGCCCGATATTGATAATACAATATAGCAACAATCAAAACATAGACTGGTGGGTGTTCTACCTGCTAATCTTCTGGTCTTATTCCATAGCTCGCAAGATAAATCCGCAATACCTGTGTAATGTTCTTCGGGAGCTGTTGCATCACACACCCTGTTGATAATTGATTCATGGAAATCAATAAACTCACCAATGCTATTCCACTTCATCCCATTCACCCCCATCTGGATCCCAAGCTGAATCATCCTCTATCAAATCAATAAGAGCATCACGGAGCTTGCGAGCTTCAGCACGATTCAGAAACATACCTATCTTTGTGTATCCAGTATGCCCTGTTTGACTAGGCATAACCCTGTTCATCCTTAGATTGAGGACTCTATCACCATAAGCATTGGATGTGACTATGTGCAGCTCTTGGCCGACATGACATGATGCCTCTATGACCTCATGCACCTTGCTTTGGTAATCGTGTTGCTTCCTCATTCTTCCTCATTCCTACTTACTCTATTCTTCTTTAGTTTGGTAGCGGTGTCATCAATGACGACCCAATGCCCTACCCAGTCCTTGCTAAATCCCTTCTCTCCGCAACAAGGGCAGTTTTGATTCTCCATTTTGAAATAATATTTACCCGGTTCGAAAGGTTCAGCCCTAATGATAGCACCACAGTTAGCCTCACAAACAGCTACATCGCCAATCCTATCATCCGGCCATTCTTCTACGGTTTCTCCAGACCAATCAAAAGCTCTCTCTATGTTAGTAATTATGTACCAATTGAGAATGGTTGCAGCTTGTATGACCCAATCATGAGTATCAAATGCAGTATTACCAAAGGCATCAGGCGTTGGTCTTGAGAAGTATAGCTCGGTCAATGTCAAGCTCTCATCGGTTGTTTTGGTATATATCCCAACATTAGGTAATTGCCATTTACCCCCGACTCTCAATGACGACCATAGACGATCACACCAAGCTAACTGCTCATTACTAATTTCTGCATCCTCACTCATTGAACACCCACCTCCTACAAACTGGGCATTGAATCGTGGGTCTGTATTCTTTATTCAGAATGTCAAACTTAGGTGGATAAGTGGTCATATACATTGTTCGGCCCTGCGGGTCACGACAATTATTGGGGCATACAACATCAGTCATCATATCAGCCTCAATATAGCACCACATAATCTACAATCACTTTCGGACAAAGGAAGATTCGCAAACTTTGTGTCGCACGAATCGCAATAAGCATCGGTCATACTTTGCCCTCCAGCTCATCATCGGATAGTAATGCAATTTCCTTCAACATCTTACGGCTACGAAGCAAACCCAGTTTCTTGTTGGACTCAGCTCTTTCTGATTCGTAATGATTTAACCAAGCTTCAGCTTCTTTGAGGCGTGTATCAAGGTTGTTCAATCCCATCGCCTTCTCGATTCCAACAAGGTCTTGATACTCACTACTTCCAAGTAATGCCCCTCTTTCAGATCGCAGGTCATGTATGATTTCCAACCATGGCTTTGATAGTGTGCGATAACGCCTTTCAATGTTATACGCCCTAATTCTTACATCGGTCATTGAAGCTACCCCATCAGTATATCATTCTTAACATCTCACGATGAATAGGCCATTCAAGCCCAATCTTCCGAGAGGTTCATGTTATCACGGGTTTCTATTGAATCGCCCTTAGAATGACAGGCTAAGCATTGAGCTTCACCTACGAAGAAAGGTCTGATACTAGAAGAACCACACCACCCACATCTTGTGCCGGGATAGAAACTGTATGTTTTCTGGTCGTATATCCCATCATCATATCTTGGCGGATAGTTATAATCGCCCTCGTCTTGAACCAATTCCCAACCAGATTGATTTGCGACCTTCTTAATTTCCTCAGTCATTTCATGGTCAAAGGGCAATTCCATCAAACTCTTTTGCTCAACCAAATCAACAAAACCTAATTCACCATATTGATTGATGGCTACAAATAGATTAGGTGTATGCTTCTTGAATAAGACTGGTATCTCCACTTCGGGCAATACAGCTAATATTGAACCCGGAGTCCATGCCTTACCGACAGGAAATGTAGATTCGAGATAGAGCTTCAGCTCTTCAATAGTCCAATCAATAGCTTCCTGTGGTGCATGGCGTTCATTGACAAACTCCTTAGAATCAACATCTAAGAACCATGTATTCAAAGTGTGGCCTTTGACCGAGCTATACTCATAGATCGTCTTGATGTAAGGTGTAGGAAATCTATCTTCAACCATCATCTGCACATTCTGGTATGAAGGTCTGCCACTATTGAAGCGATAGAATCCAGCTTTTATTGGCGTGGGCAAACTATTCGGCCAGCTCATTCTTTCACCTCTTTCTTCCAGTATATCTGCCCCTGATTGTAGAATATCTTAGGAATCTTCATTCTCGTCAGCCCTCCGTTGTAATACATCATTCAAAACGGTAATGGTATGAGTTACACCGCCATCACAAGTCCAAGTCTTTCTCCATAGATCTATACTGTACCTGCTCTTTGGATAGCCATACATAGGATTCATGTGTCTAATCTTGATAGGCATTCTATCTCCTATCTCGTAATCGTTAAGCTCACAACAATGCTTCTTTGCTTTGGGCTTACTAATACTCATTCTGTCACCTCATCATGCTTAACATTCTCAGCTTCAGAATCCATGAATGCAATAGGCTTCACATCAATAATATCAAACACATAGCTTAACGCACCCGTGCCTTCTAAAACCATCATCAGTCTTTCAACCCCGCAATTGATATTACCATCTATGTGTTCCTTGTCGGGTCTATTGCATGAGCATACAGATATGAATCCCTTAAAATTAAGATCGTCTGATGGCTCTTTGCTTTTGCGACCCTTCATTAAACGCTTCATACCATGTCCTCCATCTGAGCTACAACCTGTGCCTGATTACCCATTAGGTCAATCTCGGTGTTGTCGTTGATTTGAATTAGCCATCGAGTAGTAGTGCCTTGACCTGCCGGACACATGATTATCATCTTGTGAGGTGGCTGACCCAATACAACCCGTGCTTGATCCCATACACGATTAGATGTGCTTCTCTTGGGTCTTTTCGTATGCTCTATCTTTTTACCAAATGTGTGCATTTTCTTGGTTCTTTCATCACTCACTTTCATCACTCTCCTTCTGAATATCAAAATGCTCGGATCCGCCAGCTTTGACGGCCTCATCAACCAAAGCCCAGTATATTGCTGAGGCTTCGTTCTTTGCCGTTATTGCATCCCGGAGCTTAGCTTCAAGCTCTTCGACTTCATCTATTGCTACACCGAGCTTCAAATGTAACTTCTTGGCCTCATCGGACTTCACTATGACTGTCTGACTCATTCCTCGCCATCTCCCTCAAAGAATGTGTATTCAGACTGTTCGTTCATCAAAAGCTGGAGATTCCTCTTTAGAGTCGGATGGATAGGTGTATGCTCATCCTCCAGTAGGATTAGAGCATCACCCAATAGAGGCACATTGGCGTTGATTAGAGCCATCAATGCTACATTCATAGGTAGCTGATGTATCCATCCCTCTTCATTAAGATAAATCAAACCGAAGCTTGAGGGGAATCTCTCAATTAGACCACCAACGGCCTTTTGCATACTATCCAGTCTGCCTTCATCACCCTCAGCTGGAAGCAATACTTCTGAAATCTCACCATTTGCCTTTATGATGATTGCTTGCTCACTCATGCTACCACCTTATTGCACCAAAACTGACAATCTGCCTTCGGGCAAATCCACATAGGATCTTCATCGTTCATCTTAGAACCGCAATCAGGGCATATCTCAGACCAAATCATGCTTCCACCTCTTTAGCTCGCTCGATTCTATCTTCGTAGTCCAAGACATACTTCACACGATTCAGCTTCTTCCTGATAGTTTCACGGCTCGCACCCATAGATACTAGCTCTTGAACATCTGAGAGCATACTGAACGCCATGTCCTTTGTACCGCCCCTGCGAGGCTTGCTGAGCCATTCTTCTACGGCCTCGTCTATGACTGATACATCACAACCGAACATTCGCTCATAACTCATGCAATCACCTTCTCATCCTCTTCAATCGTCTGATTGATGTTATCTTGATTGACTACATAGTGAAGGATAGTGCCGAGAGCTGGTGGAAAACCATCATGCTTAGCATTCTCTTCGGGAGATCCGCAAATGTCGTTCCTATTAGGATACTGACTGAATATCTGTTGGTATCGTGCCTGTGCTGAATACTTAGCTATCCACCACTCATCACCCTCAGAAGGCAACAGACTGGTAGGTACATGGACTTCAACGCTGAATCCTCTATACTTGTAATGCCAAGTCCAATGCTCTCCTATCTCAGAAGATGTGTCCTTGTAGGACATTCCCTTGACCCACACAGGAGCTTCAACACGCACATCAGATGATCCTCTTAGAACAACCGTATTCATGCACTCACCCCCATAGTGTAGCGTGTGCTACGAGGCCCACCATTGGTGGTCTTGACTACAACACCTGCATCCACTAAGGACTCAAGCTCAGCGACCCATAGAGGCTCAGCAATTGATTCGCAGACCGCCTTTCTAATGTCGCCCTTAGTCATAGGCTCATCACCTATTACAGACTGGAGAAGGTTGGAAGCAGACACACCAACCGTGTTGTCTGCCCCCTCATCAACCATAGCTACAGGGCCGTTGCCCAGTTGATCTATGTCGGCTACCTGACCTGCTTGGGATGTTGCAGGGGTTGGTGCTACGGGTGAATTAGGGGTAGCCACGAAACCTGTGTTCCTTACAGGTATGCGTGGGATAACTGAATCATCTTGTTGCTCTATAACAAGGTCAATGTTGAATAGGGTTGAACCCTTTGCTTTTGATATGGTCTGCCTCTTGTGAGATGTAACCATGTCTGAAGTCAAGACGGCCATAGCAGGTGAGGGTAGCTTCTTTGCGTCTATCTTTTGGATGCTACCGTCATCGTTGTGAATAGTAGCGAAGTCAAGGCAATCGTTGATGAATCCTTGAACCTGCTCAGCGAATGTGGTGTCGCCACCATTACAGTCAATGATGAATTGATACAATGACTGAATCATCCAATCTTTGGGTAGCGAAGCCTGTGTAATCCTGTCGGATAGGCCGAAGGGTGTGGATACAGCAGGTGCGTTGTCTTTGTCTTGCTTGACTGTGAGGACTTGATTGCCGATTGTAATGGATAACTCATCCATTGTTTCTGCAACAGACATAGGTTTCTTACGATTGTCTGAACGAGCATTTGAGTCAAGATACTGTCCGTGCTTACTCCATGCAAGCTCTTTTGCTATCTTGCCGACATACTCTATGGTTGCAGCTTGTTCTATTGTTAGATTACCTAACTGTGCGTCTAATTTTTCTGTTATCTGTGTCTTACTCATAATCATCATACTCCGCCACTCGTAGTGGTATAGTATGTGAGGGGGTGCAACACTATATGAAGTATTACTATGAAAAGAGGGTCTATCACTATATTTCGTGGTTTTCAGCTATGGGCAATTAGGGCATCTAAACCTGCGATCATGTCGGTGCGAATCCACCTTACAACCACACCATCTACAAGCTTTATTATTTCTCATGTCAATACACTCGACCACATAATCTACACGATTTTTCCTTTCTAACTCGCAGGTGATGAATCATGCAAATCTTATCACTCTTCTTCTCCTTCTGCAAAGGCAAGCCCCCATACTAACATCTCATATTTTGAACCTAATGTGCCTGTTACCATTACTTTGTGATGCACTCTAAATCTAGGGTCTTTAGCCAATACATTAGTCATACTATTCATTGTAGAACCCTGCCGTGAAGCAGAATTGTAGTAATCCAATAATTGCCTTGATGTTTGAGGGCCATTGAGCTTGATATACTCAACCAGTTTATCTCTCAATCTTCTTGTTCTGTTTGCACGAATGCCCACTTACATCATGCCCCCCGGCATACCGGGAGAATTGATGCCCATACTTAGAACATCGTCAATGCGAAGAATACTGATTGCAGCTTCGGTTGCAGATTTGATTGCATTTGATACAACCCTGCTTGGTTCAAGAACCTGTAGCTCAAGCATATCAGCAATACTCCCATCCATGCTGACACCAAAGACTGGTGCAGATGATGTTGTTACTTGCTTTCTCAAATCAATCATAGCATCAACAGGATCAACACCTGCATTTTCAGATAATGTTCTAGGTATGTCCTCAAGAGCTGATGCAAACGAATCAATAGCCATCTGTTCACGACCACCCACACTATCAGCATGATTCTTCAATGAACGAGATAGATGTGCGTATGATGCACCGCCACCCGCAAGATATTCTCCATCTTCGTAAGCTACAGATACCACACCAATACAATCCTCGAAAGCTCTCTCCAATTCCTCAGCAGTATGAGAGCTAACCCCTCTTAGAACGGCAGTAACAGGGCCTTTAGCGTCAGCAGACACATGAACACAATGATGCTCACCATACTGGAGAACCCGTGCTGAGCCTTCTCCTAAGTCCTCAACCTTAAGATCCTTCAATGAATTAACTAGATTAGCACCTGTTGTCTTTCTGACTAGCTCAAGGTCTGAAGGCGATACCCTCTCAACAGCTAAAATCCTCTCCCTTGATAGGAAGTGCTTAGCTAGGTCATCAATAGCTCCTTTGACTAATACAATAGAAGCACCAGATTTCTTGATTGTATCAACCATCTCTTTGAGAGCTTCTTCCTCTTTCTCTAAGAACGCTTGAAGAGAATCTGGGTCAGATATGGATAGCTGACTGTCTTGTTTCATTTCCTTTATCTCCATTTCAGAAGTTAAGCAAAGAACCGACCCTGCGATAGCTGGAGGCATCTGAGTATGTGCAGGGTCTTTCTCTATTAGACAACCCTCAAGTAGCTCAGAATCGCTAAATGAAGCACCTGCAAAGGTTACTACCTTCACATCATCAAGATTGACTGATGTTTCATTTGCAGCCTTTCTAACGGCTTCAATAGCTAACTCAGCGACTAAATCAACCTCACTCTCAGCACTCTTACCAGTCAGCGAAGTCTTAGCTACAGGATCTAACATCAAGTCAATGTTAGTTTCATCGAAAGTACCTGCAAGATAATTCACCTGTTCTTTCAATTGGTCTAATGCTACCTTTGATGCTTCTCTAAAGCCCTTACAGATAGTAGTAGGGTGAATACCCTTGCTAATCAGAAGCTCAGCTTCTCTCAACAGACCACCTGCGATAATAACACTAGATGTTGTTCCATCGTATGCAGCTTCCTCTTGATTCTCAGCAACGCTAATCATCAGATTGCCCGCAGGGTGCTGACAGTCAATCTCTCTCAAGATAGTAGCACCATCATTTGTGATAATGACCTGCTTACCCTCTCCAGATACTAACATTTTGTCTGACCCAGAAGGGCCAAGTGTTGAACGAACAGCTTCAGCTACTGCCTTTGCTGCGGCAATATTGCTTCTTTGAGCTGACTTACCTGCGGTGCTTTCGATGTTGTTATTCAAGATGTATATTGGTTGTTGATCCTGTGCCATACCTTCGGTGGCGTGTTGGTCGCACTCTTAACATCTCACTAACAACAGGGTTGTCAGCATTGATATTAGCTACTTCGCCAAAACTTGCGAAGTGGCTTCCCACACCACTTACACCGCCCTTTATCATCAGCATATACTTCTTCATGCCAATCTGTTTTGTGGCAATTACAAAACTCCATTTGTTTTCTTCCTCCTTTCTTCAGACATAATAGCACACCTTCGGCAGATATGACAATACTTTCTACCATTAGCAAACCCTTTCGAAACTCTCTTGCACTTTGGGTCGGCACATACCCAAGTCATTTTCCAGCTCTCCTTCTAAGATGCCTCAGCTCATTCTTCATCCATTGATTATAGCAATACTCACATAGACCAAGCTCACCCGATTTAGGTGTTTTCTCATCACCACATTTACCGCAAAACTGGTAGTGGTCATCACTCATTGGGATCCCTCAACACAACCCATCCACCAGTCTGGTGCAGGTGTGCCTTTCTCCCATCGGGCAAACTCCTTACTATGGTAATAATTTCGATATGCAACAACAACATCCTCATGCCTGTACTCATCGGGCATACTTTGAGGGAATGGCGTAAGCTCTCCTTCTGGTATCAATGAATCCATCTTAGATAGATGGACTAAACCTGCTTGAGAGAAATGCACTTTACCATATCTCTTAGTGTATTCTTTAGCTAATGCAAGACCATGACGAATCAGCCACTGGTAGTTAGATCTCGTATCACCTGCATGGCGACTGTTCGGATGGTTGTGATAACCACCTTTGAGGTAACTCCCTTTTTGGGTGCGAGGCATCATGACTGGTGTAGCACCATGCCTGATAACTGCTGAGCCACACATCTGCAAGCTCTCGACTACCATTTTACTTTGGTGCTTGTCACATAGCATGGTTGCAGCTTCTTCTGGGTCTAATGATACAACAAAGGTATTCATCGAACCACCTCACTTGCATCTCCATCAGGCCACTCACCAGAAGCACCTATCATCACTACTTCTTCATCAGTATAGACAGCTTCAGTATGTCTGCATGAAGCATCATTGTTAGGATTGTAGTTAGAACAACCCATGAATGAACCCTTGCGACCCCACCTGCATCTAAGCATACCACCACTACATTTGGGGCATGGGTACTGAGCTTGCCATCTGTAATTCCAAGGTTCGTTGAGAACACGCTCGTATCTATCTAACACATTAGCTCTCCAACCTTTGACTCTATGCACACGCTTGAGTGCCTTCATCCAAGGATAACCTTCTGGATCAACTAACACTACTCGAATAGCATCAGCACCTGCATCCCTACCTACGCCTTTGCGTGATATACTGGAATAGATGCGTATCTTGCATCCCGGTGCATAACCACTATTCATCGGAAGCTCATACACTTCTTCACCACATACATGGCCTATTTCTTCATAGTCCAGTCGTCTAAACATTTGAGCATCTACTATGAAATCCTCAAACTCATCTTTCGTTATTTCCACATACTTAGCCATCAATCTCGCCTCTTACTATCATACTCATCATCTCTTCATCGTCATAACATTCTATTCTTAACATCTTACCCACTTCCTACCACATTGACCGCAAAAGCTGTCCTCTTTCATAGGACTACCATGCAACAATCTATCACAAGATCGGCAGACATGACTACCGTTCTCTCTAATGAGAATGTCATCGTGTCTGCATAGGTCAAACTGGTCACAGGAGCTACATCTCGGCTCAACATCTCCCCATGCTGAATCCTCATCATCTGCTACACCATCTATGTCTAATGCAGCTTTGACCCATGCAGGTATCTCATCGCTCAAGCTCAGTCATCCCCCTTCTTTGTTGGATTACCAAACTTCCATTCAATATCTGGATCACAAAAGATGCAACAAGTCGCATCTCTCGGTCTATCATAGCGATTACCACACTCACATATTCTGAATACACCCATTCACTCTTCCTCCTGATTACCATCCCATGCAGACTGGTAGCTATCCCATGTAGGATACCTATCAGCTAACGCAGGGTCACAAGTCACATAGACCACTCTATCAATTGCTCTTGTTACTGCAACATAGCAAGCATTTAGCTCTTGGATGACTTCTGGTGCATCTTTCATACAATGGTCGAGCATGAATGTGGATTGCAGACCATCCTCAATGACCTTATCAATCACAATGAAAGCAACAGGGCCTTGCGCCCCTTTAGTGCGATGAACGGATGCGAACCTGATTGTATCGTCATGACCAGTCCTCCCCTCAGTAGTACCGCATAGACTGGTAAGCCAACCCTCAAAGCCCCTAATTGTAGGTGTTTCAACCCTGTCTATGTATCCATGCAGAATCTCAGCAGTAGCTTCAGCCTTATCTCTAAGGTCGCAGTATCTTTGCTCTCTCTTTGCAGCTTGAAGGTCGCCACCACATCTTCTCTCAGCAGCCTCAAGGTTTGAATCAAGGAAGCTTGAGAGCCTGTCCTCAACAACATCATGATTGAGGATGTGAGATATATCACGATCATACATTAGGTCAAACCCAACCCATGCACCACGATGCTTCTTAGCTCCCCTAAAGATGCCCATGACCATCTTATCAATACCAGAATTGCCTCCCGGTAGTGTAATGCTTTTCTCACCGTCTATGAGCGTTCTCAAAGCGAGCTTAGCTAATGGTGCGTTGATTCTGCAAGTCACTAAGTCGCCATGCTGAGCAGCGTATGGTAGTAGGTGTGCGGGCATCATTACTGCCTTCTGCCCCTCTCTCCAATCGCCTTCTGGTGTCCTGTGAGCTGAGTAATCACCCATGCCTGATTCCAATAGCTTCTCTTCAGTATATCCCTTCATCAATGCTACATCCATGTTGGACTTCATGAAGCGATGAACATCTTGCTCAACATTCATACTGTTTCTCCAACAGATAGTCATGGGCATCTCTATGCAATCGTATGTCTGAACAAGCTTGCGTGTTGCAGCTGAGTCAGCGTGATTGAATAGATACAGGCTTTGGCGAATATCACCAACAATGACTATGTTAGTGTCCTCATTGACGAAGCAATTTAGGAAGCGACCCTGCAATACTGAGAAGTCCTGTACCTCATCAACAATGAGCAGGTTGATTCTCTTACCATATCGTAGGTTTAGAGCTACTGGCGCATAGATGTGGTCTTGGAAGGCCACAGGCACTTTCTCTCCCCCGAAGCTCATACCAAGAGCATTGAATACATTCTGACCGTCAGACTGGGTAAGGAGCTGACGAATACTGACTAATGATCTTCTGTTGTAGTATCCTGTAACTGAGTTAGGCACTACGCAATCAGCAGTAGCCGTTCTGCGATAGTTAGACCACCCATAGCCCTCAGCACCCATGATTGGATTGAGGCACTTCATACCATCAGCGATAACAGACACAACAGCATCTGCATACTCTAGCTCTCCCAACAGGGCCTTAGTGAATACAATATCATCATCACGACCATACCTACCTGATAGTAGCTCTACGACTTCAAGAGCAGGTTCTTCGGCATCAATCATCACGCCACCCGCCATACAAGCAGTAACGCCCTTCTCTATGCCTCTTGCACCCGCCATCCAACCTGCTATCTCATTCTTGATAGTGTCATGACCCTGTGTAGCATTGTATAGCCTATTCTTCAAATCAGGAGTCATTGATAGCTGGATTCTGCTGAGGTTGCGATACTTGTTCCCATCACGATCATCAATAGGAGTCATGCCGTTGCTCTTGATGTAATCAAATATCATTGAGCGACCACCTGCATTGGCGGTGTTGCTTCTGCCTAGCTGAGTAAAACCAGTAAGACCGGATGCCTTTAGTGAATTACCTACCTCTAACAAAGCTTCAGCGATGTGCTTGTTGAAGGCAGTAGCTACAACTGGCTGATTGCCGTAGCCCAAGTTAGACCATAGTTTCATGATACATTCAACAGTAGTGGTCTTTCCAGAACCCGCTACTGCCGAGATAGAGAGCTTGAGAGGATTAGCGGGCTTGACCGCAGTTAGTGGGTCATCACCTGCAAATCCTTGTTGAGCGAAATTGAGTATGTCTGCTTGCTCGTCTGAATGAGGGAAGCCATCTCGATTGGTGGTTGGAACACAGCTAAGTAACGATGTGTTCCCGGTAGCAGAAGCTCCGCCAATATCATTGAACCCACTCATTGAGCCACCTCCACTTTCTTAACTGATACGAAGTGCTTGATGTGTTGTAGTATATCATCCACCAGCTCGTCAGAAGTCATAGTGCCGTTAGCTATCTCAGTAGCACGGATGATCGCGTCAGATGCGTTAGCAATCTCTCTCTTAGCTCTTGAGCGTGAATCCCATACTGCCCTGATTCCTTCGGGCGTAAGCAATTCCTCATGCGTGTATGTAGAGGTTGCAGGTGATACACAATTCCTAACTTCGGACTTGTATTCACCGAACAACCAACCCATGATGCAACCACGACTGACTGAAGCTTGGAATGGCTTCTTGCTGTTGCCGTTCTTGTTGAATATGGATGTAATGATGTGGCGACCATCGCCAACCTGATTCCCTCTCTTGGCGAATCTGTGAGCGAATCCCTTGTTGCCGTAGTAGGTGATGCCGTCTGTTCTAACAGCTGCACATATGATGTTGTATCCACCTATGCTACTTGCATATCCGATTGCCTTGTCTGTGTGGATTTCACTAATGAGTATAGGCTCGTTTGAGAAGTATTTCTGTGCTGACTCTTCGCCATGCTTCTCGCTCCAGTCTGCGTAGTTTAGCCTATCCTTCTTGGTGTTCTCAAATCTGCCTACGAGCATTGTCTTGCCGATGGTGTAGGTGTGTCCGGCTAATACTGCTGCCGATAGATCGTAGTCTGCGTGAATGCAAGCGTGGTGGTAATCCACGATTACTGGGTCAGTAACTACATACTGGAAGGTGATTCTCTCACCAAACCTTTGAGCTGACCGAGCTTCTGCTTTGGCCTCTCGAAGGGCGTTCCTTATTGTGTCCGTCATTGTTGGTTTGCTGTGTCCTATCATAATATCACTCTCAGCCTCTCATAGAGGCACAACCTTTCGGGGGCTACCACACTATATCAATACTACCACTATAATGTAGGTCTAATGCCTCTAAACGCACTATTCTGCGGTCATCAGCTCACGACAGATTTAGCTATGGTTCGGGGCTTCATCAGACACCTTCCCCACCATAGACACTACCCATAGGGGGTATAACATACATAGTATGTAATATACCTTGTATTGTATAGTATAATGTGTCTGTCTAAAGTGTCATTAGTGTCTTGTATTGCTCGCAGTAAGCCCTTTTGTTATAGGACACCTTAGACAACTTGTCTAACGACACCTCACCTTATACCACACACACTAGCGCCTTGGCTCGGCATTGGGTAATGGGGGGCGAAAAATGCGTTGCATTACCCAATGTGGGGCTGAGCAACGGTGCATTGGGGGGTGAATCGGGGTCGAGAGGGGGGTTCGCTGAGCCTATTGCCCAATGACTGGCCTATTGCAGGGCTGAGCTAGGCGGATCGGGCTGAAGCTGAGCCGAAAACAGGGCCAAAAGCCCGCAGAACGGGCGAAACTGGGGGTGTGGCCGAGCCTTTAGCTCGGCATTCCCTAATGTGGGGGGTTAAGTCGCATTGAATGGGGGCTAAGCCCCATTACCCAATGCAATACAACCCCCATTGACCAATGCAAGGCCATTGAATGGGGCTGAGCTGGGGGCTGAGCCATTGGCTTAGGCATCGAGATTTTTTTTTTTTGGCGGGGCTACGCCCCGCCTAACCGCATACGCTCGGCGGAACAAAATACGGTTTTTTTCTGTCAATACTGACAGCTTCTGCCCTTTCAATGCCTATTTTTGCCCGCAGAATGTTTTTTTGATGAATTGCTGTCGGGATTGACAGCATGAGTGAGAAGTGGTATTTGGAACACATGGGGGTCATGGCTTTTTGGCGAACCGTGATCGGTTTGATGAACCTAACTCTCACAGGGATAGTAGCTCTCAAGATTTTTGGCGTGATTTGAGAATGCTCAAATACGATTGCAGAAAAGGTGTAGTCATGTCGGATAGCTTCGAGAGAGCTTGGCGTATCGTCAAAGCGTTGCCGGAACAGCAAGCAGTAAGCCGAAGAGGAGCTGAGAAGTTTATGTTCGCAGATTTAGCTGAAGGTTCTGGGCCATACATGGGTCATGGCTTTGAGTCTGAAGGCACTATTCACCCCGCAATCTTGGGTATGATGGCTCGAAGGGAGAAGGCTCGCCACGATGAGTCTGTTGAGAGGAACAGGTCTGAGCCTAATGAACAGCTAAGGCGGATACTCACAAAACCAAAATCAGTAGAGCAGATATTAGAAGATGGTGATATGGATATGAATATAGAGGCTAACCGTGAATCTCAGAATCGTAGAGATTTTTCAAGCTGGAACAGGGGGCAAAGGTATAATGAAATGAAACCGACACCCCTTGAAGAACAAGAACCGGGTAAATTGATGGGTCGCAACGAATATCCTGAGAGCTTTGATACGGGATGGGCAGACAAGGTTCATCCCGGTTCTGGTGAGTTTGATCGCCATGAGATGAGCGATGGGCAAAGTCCACATTGGATGAGCCATCGAACAAGTGAAGAAAAGGCTCGTCAATGATAAACGGTTAAAATCCATTGACTGTTGTTGTTCAATCATGACGGCAGATGCGTTCTCAAAGGCTTGGATCTTGGCTAAAGGCGAAGAAAAGAGCATGGCCTATATGGATAAGGGCAAAAAGCGTGGTCTTTGGGATAATGTTCATGCTAAGAGGAAAAGAGGCGAGAAGGCAGCTAAACCCGGAGATAAGGACTACCCTGATAAGAAAAACTGGGATAAGCTGACTAACAAGAGCTATGAGTGCGATTGTAATGCTTGCGTGACTATTCACAACATCTTGGAGAAGAAAGAGAAAGACGACAAACCATTTCACGGGTACAACCCTAACAAGCACAGTCGCAAAGGTGGGCTGAATGCGAAGGGTCGTGCAAAGGCAAAGAAGGAAGAGGGTGCTAACCTCAAACCACCCGTTACCGAGAAGAATCCTACCGGGAAGAGAAAAGCTCGAAAGAAATCATTCTGCGCTCGTATGGGTGGTGTCAAAGGGCCTACCAGTAAAGAAGGTAAGAAAACACCGAAAGGTGCAGCTCTTGACAGGTGGAATTGTTGATGAGTGATGGGTGCTGTTGCGGGGCAACCAAGTCAAACCCCTGCGTCTGCATGAAGAAAGGCATCACTAAATGTTCCAAGTCAGAACCCAAGTGTCCTTGCTACGCAGAAAAAGACAAGAAATCATTTGAGAAGGCTTGGTCTGTTGTAAAGGAAGATAGCAGACCACCTACGCCTCTTGAAGCGATGCAATCAAGATACCTGCATTTTCCTAATGAGGTAATGAATTGTCGAAAACTTGCAGCGGAACATGGGGGAGAACCTTGTGTATTGTGTGGTGGTAATGGTGATTGGTGTTGGAATGCAGGTTTGAATGTCAATGAGGATGGTTCTTTGGATTATTCTATGATGCAAGGCTATGATGAGAAAGGCAGACCTTTGAAAAAGAGCGACTTTTTGGTGAAGATGCCTCGAACACTTGAGCATCTGAAGCTGTATGAATCAGGCAAATGCCCATCATGCGAGGGTACAGGTCAGCAACTGGTGACGATTGGTTCAGGAGATACATCCCAGTCGCAAACATTTGAGGAAGCGAAAGAGATGGCGATGAGAGATGTAGAGTATATGATGATGGAATGTGCTGCTTGTGGCGGAACAGGCGTTCCAGATGATGAAATCTGGGGCGATGAAGGTATAATGGAATACGAGGATTACGAATAACGCCTTGTTTAGAGAGCTGTTAAGAACGATTGTCCTCTTAGGTTGAACGATGATTGGCGGTGCGAGCTTTGAGAAGGCTTGGAAGATAGCAAAGGAATTGTCTTTGCATGAGAGAGCTGTAGCTGAAGAGTTTGCACACCCCGATGATATGGAAGGACACAGATTGAGAGATAAAGTGCCTTCGTGGATGAATCGTAGCAAGACGGGAGAGCTAAACCCAAAGGATTTGGATGAAATGAGGCAAACCGCTGCAACCAGTCCTTTCAGATTCTTTGATGACGATGAGATTTACGAGAGGATAATGGAAAACATGAGTGAG